AAGTTAGATATTGCCACCTGGTTGTTGACCCCATGTCTGTTAGGTTTGCAGAATAATACATGAACCGATTGGTATCTTTGGCATAGACTATTTGACCCACAATAGGAGTTATAAATGTCCAAATCGAATTATTATAATAGGCAATTTCGTTATTATGACCATACCAATCATTACCAGAAGCTGTTGGATATAATACATAATATGTATCATTATCTGGAGTTGCAGTTTGTGTTGATATGAGAGCACTTTCTACATAGATTATACCAAGTGTTGTATCATTCAATTTAAGTAAAGTCTTTGTTTCACTTAATGTTTTTTTAATAAAGGTATTGCTTCCACTGCCAACTAAAAAGTCATTCTCTGCAGTTGATAAACCATGTTTGATATATTGGGTATGGTCATCATCTGATAGACCTGCAAGACCACCATGGTCAATTTGTCCACCATCACCACCTACATGATCATGTGAGTCTCCATTAGTTACACCATTACCAGTTAGTGCATATATTGATGGATCAATATTGCTTTGTATTATATTCCAATTAGATCCTACTGTGGCTTGGTTACCAGATACAGATGCATCGGTATTACATAACAATAAATCTCCAATTTCAACTGTGATACCTGAAGACCCTCCTATTTTACCAGCAGTAGATACCTTATAGATATGACCTGCGTCTGCTGCAGGGTAATTAGGGTTTCCAGCACATGCAACTACACCCTTATATATTAATGCATCTAGGTTTCCAAAAGCAGCCTGAACAAATGCTGTAGTGGCAATCTGTGTTGTATTTGTTCCTACTGATGCTGTTGGTGCTGCTGGTACTCCTGTAAATGTTGGATTGGCTAATGGTGCCTTTAATCCTAAATCACTAACTAAATTAGTTATGTCTGATTCAGCATGTGAATGAACTGTACCTATCCATGACAAATTAGCAACGGTTGTAATACCATCACCTTTTTTAATTCTACCAGTAGCAGCAAGTGTAGAATTATTAACTTCAATCCACATCTGATAAGCAGGAATCACGGTTGCACCCATAGATGCAAAGTTAGCCACGGTTACAAAGCAAAAGATTGGATCATGCTCCCATCTCCCATGGGTATCACAATATCTTACAAAGTCATTGAGTGATGGTATTGATGATTCAACAGATAACCCTGAAACTGATGGTGTTGATGTCCATCTCGTAATTCCATCCCCTATCCGCAGGTCTCGTGTATCAGTAGCAAAATATAACTTACCTTTTAAAAGGATTGGATTGAGTGATGTAAAATTAGCACTGGTATTTAATTCGTACATTATTCATACACCACCATGCCATCAAAGGAAATGTATGCTGAACTACCGGATACATTCTTAATTCTTATATAATTGGTATATGAGCAATGAAAGCTTACGTCAAGTATACTCTCTGATGCTGTAAGAAATAAGATTGAATTAGTTCCATCATACCTGTAGACTTCGATGGTAGTCCCAAATGGTACATAAATATTTGATATTATGACCTCGGCATCTGCACTGGGGGCCATGGCATTCAGATAGCCATCATCCGCAACTGATGTTGCTGTCCCACCTATCATCTGACCTGTAGCCATAGTTAATTACCTCGTGCTTGCTATCTGCCAGATAAATCCAAATGACTGACCTGTTGTTACAGACTGGGCACATGATGTCTGACGTGCATACATAGTTCCACTCGTATGGGTACTGTGCAGTCCAACTTCTGCAATATTATAGTTGTTATCTGCAACAAATATACCCATAAACTGGGCAGTATCATTGGTTACATAAGTTGTAGTTAATGATTTGACTGCCAGAACCCTTGTCATAACCGGAGACTGTAAATCAGTGAATGCATCCTGACCAGTTGTAGTTCCACTTATACCAACCGAGATATAAGATAAATTATCCATTAGTAAATCAGCAGCAAAGGCCAGACCAGCATTGGTTACCCTGTCATCAATACAATTAAGTAACCCCAGCCTCTTCTTAATTTTCTGAGTTAAAGTTGGCTTCTTAATAGTCTCTGCAATTAATACCCATTCCCCATTTTCCTTAATGTTAAAGAATTGGAGTTTATCTTCCATTACAACGTTATCAATCATCTAATCACCGTAGTCTTCCAATATACCTTATATTCAATTTTAACTTTAACCTTGACAGTTGTTGGATAATCATGTTTAACATTAACACTATTTAAAGAATCATTCACTCCAACATTGAAAACAGTCTTATCGAATTTAGGGGTATCTGTATTATTATCAGAGAAAGTTGTGTAGGCATCAGTTGTAGCATCCAACCATTCTGAATTAGCATTATCATTAATCCTATAGGATACAGTTCCACTTCCATCTTCTATTGCAGTAGGTAATGAAGGTTGTTCTCCTTGCTCAGTTGGCAAGGCTATCTCATCATCTTCATCAGGGTCAGCTGGATCGGGGATAACAGGAACATATGGTTCAGTTGTTACAGTAGTTAAACCAATGGTGAACCACTGAGAGACATCCAGTAAACTTCTCCAACTATTAAAGACTATTTTACCACCACCATTTATTAAATGGATGATTGTAGCCCAAGCATCTGCATTACTCTGCATCTCACTTAATGAGAAGTTAACAGTGTAAACTTTTTGACTGTAATACATGAAATAAGATGAGGATGAGAAGGGCTTTTTAATTCCACCATAAGTTGCTGCGATAGTAGAGAGATCTGTTGATGGTGAATTAACCATTATCTCAGCCCTGACATAGTAATTACCATTATCATATCGTGTTTGGGCCTGATACCACGAGACCAATTTAGGTACAGTATTACTCATGAGTACTCCTCTTTGTTATATAAGAAGGTTAAGGTATTTTGTATATCATTTATTTTAATTGCTGTACTTGCATTGTTTGTAACTGTGATTAATAAATGACCATTGGGTGCAAAACTGGGATTTGACTTACTACATATTGATGTTGTTGTGATGGCCCTGACTAATGCTCGTTTAACTACAGAGACTCCATCAATCTGGTTGGTTAAATTGGAGGAACCCTTATCAAACTGAACCATGTCACTTGGAAATGACTGTCCATCATCACTTACCCATGAACCCGACAAGGTAAAGTCAAATGGATGGGTATCTGTTGTGATGGCTTTGGGTGTACTGATGTCCAGTTGGATGACCAAGTTACCTTCACGGTACTTGAGGGGTAAGTTGGTTACATCAATTCTATATGCATAACTTCCGCTCCCTGCTATGGTCTTGGGATGAGCAGTTGCTGTGTAGCTAACTGTTGTTGTTTCACGGGGTGCTGTAGATGATAAATCTGTATTAACTGTTACGTTTATATCATCAGGACTTATGCTCTCATCCATAACAAAGGTAAAGGGAACTGTTGTCCCTGCAGGTACATCCATATTAGCTACTCTCCACTACTTTATTTTCTGTTGGAATTGGTAAACCATCTGTTATTTCGCTTAACTGATTTGTATAGATATCAAAGATAGATAATTTATTTTTACCAATTGTTATATCTGTATATTGGTCAGTAATATGTATATCAGTTATCTTCCAATATATTGCATTACCACTTTTAAATGCACTGTAATTTAGAGGAGTAGTTATATATGGGTTACTATGTCCTTTCCACTCCATATATAATTGTTCATCTGAATTTGTTTTATCTCCAATACCAGTAAACAAAGTACCTTCAATATAACTAAGAGCTTGACCAGCAGGCCAATGTAATGTAAAGGATTCATGTGTATCCTGTCTATCATTTAAGATTGAGGATGCAAAGACATTTAAATCATCTTGTGTATAGGTTCCATCAATTTTATATTTAGCTACTAATGGAGAAGAAGTGGATGTAGATGATGTTGCTAATCCCATCATTTTACCATCTGAACTAATAACATATACCTTTTGAACTGGAGTTAATTCAGTAGACTCTATCTTACTGCATGTAGTCCATGGTTGTGTAAGATCTAAACATGACCACCCATTGGATAACCCATAATTAACACTTATTATATACTTACTTCCTCCAGCATATGCAGTAGCAGTAAACCACATATCTAAACCAAGTGTATCAGTCATCATCTTTCTGATAGCAGATACCACCATCATATTACCAAATTCCATATCTGGAATAGGTACTTTATCAAGTAGGGGGATAGTAGTTAAGTTACCTACTCCACTCATATCATGAAAGTTAACAGAGGTTAATATTATATTATCATTATCAACGTGATTATCAATTAAATCAACTATAAGTCTGTTAATAGTTTTTTTATTATTAAATTTATCTTTACTTTTAATTACTAAATTATGGTTATCTCCATCAGTTAATGGGACATTATATAAAAATGATGATATTTCTTCAACAGTTACCGCAAAGATACTTTTACCCTGATCTGCACATTTAATTACCTTTGCATAGTCAAAAACAGGTTTTGGATATGTACTACAATATATCCTGACTAAATTTGCAGTTACACCATCTGATGTAGGTATAAATGATGGAGAGTTGAAGGTAGCTCTATTAACTTTCTTTGTTGACCTATCAATAGATAAATTTGTTATTTTTATTACAGTTCCATCGTTTAGTACTACAGTCCAATTTATCTCACTCATTTATATCAACTCAAATAACATACCTTCAATCTGATCTTCCCATTGATAAATCAAACTTAAATCAAATGATTTTAACATAGGTTTAATAGATTCCTCATCATTATCAACACCTGTTATCTTCCAATAACCATACTGTAAGATAATAGGTATATTTAACTTAGATTTTACTGTATCAACATTGATAACATATCCAATATATGGACAAAAATCAAAGTCATCATATTCAGTTCCTATGGTACATTGTGCCTTAAGAGTCTTATCATTTAATCCCAATGTTATAACTCTGGCATGATCATACATTGGTGTACCAATTGAATTCCATATTCCACCAGTTTCACTTATAACAGTTGTATTTAACTTGCCACCAATAGTAAGATTACTTATGTTAATAGGAGGTATGTAAACTCCTGCTGAAGTATAAATTGGTTTGGCATTTGAATTGGCACTATTGATAGGTGATTCTATAATCCATAAATTAAGATATATCACCATACCACCTCATGATACTTAGATCTATGTTATATTGATTAAATTTAGAAACATCCTGAGTTTCAGTTACATCAGTAACCAACCAACAGGTATTAACTGGTAATTTAACAGGTATCTCTGATTCAAGTACTATTAACATTATGCCCATACTAATTACATTATGTATATAAGCATTAAGCGGATTTATTACTCCATTATGAATTGTAGATGCAGTATAAATTTCACCAGTATTTATATCAGCAAGATTACCAGTTAACTTATATGATATTGGTTCTACACCAATTGGGACATTAATAGGTAATGGCCCATTATTAGCCAAAACAGATTTAATCTTGCTACCACCAGTAATTCTATTAATCATAAAGACATAATCACCCTTGGGAACAAGAGTAAATTTTTTATTACCATATTTCCCATCAGCATGCATATCAATTTTACTTTGATTAATTTGAAATCTCACCACTTTCTACTCACCAGTCCTATGACTCTGGCAACTTCATTAGATAATTGTGTTATTAAACTTTCATCCATAACATTTCCCTGAATTGTAACTGGAACCGTTATATTAATTATCTTGGCCTCTGACTGTACCGGGACACTATTAACAGAGTTACCTGAATTATTACCTACTATATTTGCTACAGACGAGCTAGTCTTATGCATTTTACTTATGGTGTTTTGTAAAGCCTGTGAAGCCTTCCACAATGCATATTGATTTCCTGTAGTATCACCAATTGCCTTACCTGAATTAATTGCAGTCAATGTCGAATAATTCTTCTTTGTTGCATCAGCATTAACCACAAATTCATTATCACTTAACAGTGTGGGTATGCTATCAGATGTTTCACTTCCCGGCCCAGTTACTAATCCCCCAGATGCTCTTGCTCCGGGTTTTTTACTGGGTGACTCTGGTTGTGCTGTTGTTATTCCCAATAATGCCAATACCTGGGGACTGTTGGATAAAATATACATTAGTTGTTTGGCAAATACAGGATCATATTCCATCGTACCGCTTACACTACCCCTTGAAGTAGTCAACATGGTTTGAATATCAGATAATGTCTTACCTTTAAATTTGTCAGAGTTATTCTCAATATATTTCTCTACCAGATAAAGTGATTCGTTACCTTGAACTCCCCATTCAAATGTCTTTTTATATTCTTCATCAGTTCCTCCACCACCATTACCAGATGGATAGGTTGATTGCTGTGGTTGGTTGGTTCCTGTATTTGAAGATATTGTCCCGGTATTATTTTTTATTAAATTAGATATTTGTGCATTATATTGTGATATTGTATTCAAAATTGATGCTGCACCAGTTAATGCACTCGTACCTAATGTATTAATCTTTGGTATGTTAGTATTAATTGAAGATGCAAGTTTACCTGTTGCTACAGATGCTGGATTTATCTGACTACTAAAAGTAACAGCACCATCTTTGGCAGTTGAGATACTAATTCCATATTTAGATAACGCATCTATACTCGTTGCCGTAGCATTTGATTGATTGTTAAAAGCTATCTGAGCCTTTGTACCATCAGGAAGTGCTACTCCCATGGTCTTATTGGCAAGGTCACCCATCTTTAAATTTACATCAGAAGATACATTTGTTAAATCAAGGAATTTCTCTTGTACACCTGTTAATGCATTGGGAATATATTTACAGGCATCTGTCATGTTTGTTTGTGAGTCTGTCAATATGTTGGTAGCATCAACCTGTTTAATCTGTGATTCAGTACCCTTAACTACAGCATCAGACATATCATTGACATTTACACCAAAGATACTTAGGAATCCAGCCTTTTCTTTTATCTTATCAGCAAAGTCCTTCATGGCCTCTTCCTGATTGGGTGTGGACATTGCTTCATATTTATTACCCTCTAATGTCGCAAAACTGGCTAAATTACCCATACCCGGAAACATATTATTCATGGCATTAATTGCTGGTTTAGCAGCTCCATGTTCATTTAACCAGTCATAAATACCAGATGCAGAAGTTAGAGTACCAACACCTAATCCCGGCATACCTTCAGATACTTTGGATAATTCAGTAGGGGCTTTGGCTGCTGCTCCTATACCTAAAAATGGAAGAGTAAAAGCATTTATACCCGGTATTGAACCTGCAAGTGAAAGTGTATTTATACCCAGATTAACTGCTTTACTACCTAAATCATTGGCTCCTTTTACAAAGTCATTTTGTCTGAAATTCTCAAAAGTATCATGGAAATTCTGCATCTTGGCATTACCAACTGCATTGATTAAAAGTCCATTTCCATAGGTACCCATTCCACCTGATCCCAAAGATAAAATCTGATCTGGTACAGGTGTATTTTCAATTGCTGTCTTTGTTGCTTTATTTGTTATATCTTTTCTAATTGCACTTAGTTCTTCATCACTTAATCCAGCAGGTAAATTATTTGTCCTGCTATTAACAAGTTGATTAGGTAAATTTTCACCTGTGGTTTTTGCTCCAAATAATGGAGCAGCAGGAACTGCATATTCACCAACAGCACCTATAATACCCCCAAGACCAAGTGCTCCTGCACCCATCATTAACGCAGTGCTTGTACCAAGGCCAATTGCAGATTCTTTGGCTGCCTCATCGTTACTTGCACCTTTACCCTTTGCAGTTCCAAAGCCTGTTAAGAGTAAAAGTGGATCTATTGGATTAATTGCAAACTCAGCACCTGCTTTTAATCTATCAGCAGCAAAAGCCTTGGGATCTTTAATAACATCTCCAACGCCACTCTTTAAGGTATCCCACCATGAAGGTGCTTCTGGTTTTGCTTCTGGAGCTGATGGGAAGTTAGTTTCTCCACCTTTAAAATCACCACCAGCATTCTTGGTTGTTGCCTCATCAATAATTCTCTGATTGGCTTCGCTAGTTATCTTATCTAACTCATTAAACTTATCAGCTAATTCCTCTCTGGTTCTATCTACATCAGATTGTTTAACACCAGTGTCTTCACCTGTTTTTTCATCTGTTTTTGTATCTTGTTTATTCTCATCGGGTTTGGTCTTATCTTTTTCATCTGTTTTTTCATCTGTTTTTTCATCTGTTTTTTCATCTTGTTTAGTATCCTGCTTGGGTTCTCCACCAAATTTATCTTTGAGTTCTCCTAATCTCTCCCAGATATCTTTGAGCCAATCAGTTATTGATGATATATCGAATTTAAAGTCTGGGAAAGTAGGCCATGGGAAGCTAGTAATTCCACCATTTGTTATGTTACTGTTATTGGTAGTTTCATTTGAAATACCAGCAAGACCCTGAAGTTGACTTTGGTTATCAACGATTACATGGAATGCTCCACTTCCACCATATGCACTGGATAAAAAGTTATTACTGTTATATGCAGAGTCAGCTTGGTTCTGTAATATTGAGTTATTTATGTTCATCTGGTATCTTTGGTCACTGACATAACTGTCAGGCAATGATACTGATGGCATAGGTGTTCCTTCAGCAAATCCCTTGATTTTAATAGGTCTATCATGATTCATTGCAGAAACTAATGCCCTGTTGGTGGGACTTTCCATTGCCTTTTCTTTAACAATGGCTTCATGTCTGGAAACAGCAACTAAATTCTTATCTTCAGTTGGCCCTCCTGATCCCTCAATTACCCCGGTATCACCCACTTCTGCGGGTGTGTATCCGGTAGCAAAACCAACTGCCTTGCCAACAAATGAAGCTGCACCATTAAATTCATTGACACCAGCACCTTTTCCAAGTAACAACTCGGATGGTGTTGGAATGACCATTTGGCCTGCAACATAGTTGACAACTCTACCAACTGCTTCCCATAATAACACGATTGTACTCAATGCCAATACTAACTTTACAACTCCCGCATATGCTCTATTTGTAGCAAATGCAAAGGTATCTACATAAGCAGAAGAAGCCAATGCTGCTTTACCAAATGTACTAAATATTAAACTTCCACCAGCTAAAATGGACATGAATGGTTGTATCACCCACATCATTGGTACTAATGCAGCTAAGAATGTAACCAATCCTTTCTGTCCAGCCACAGATGTTAATATACCCACTAATGTAGTTAGTCCATCAACTAGGGTAGGTAAAGATGCAATTAATCCACCATTACCATCCTTACCAACCATCATATCAGATAGTTTATCTAGGATGGTATTTCCCTTTGTTCCTGCAGTTACCTTATTGACAACTGCATCAAATGCATCCATTAAACCCTTGACAAAGTTGGTATTTAAAAGAATCTTACTTGCCATTCCTGACATTAAGGTAGATGCTACTGCTGTAACTGCAGTTGATCTCTTCCATGCATCTACAAAGTTTCCTGCAGATACCCCCATCTTATTAAGTTGAGCATCAATATCGATGAAATCCTTACCAAAAATCTTTGCATAAGAATAATTGGTAAACATTGACTGTAAATTAGATGCACTACTCAGTATGGTAGTGATGGTATTTTGTAAGACCTTATATATATTGGTCAATGAGAAGTTGATACCCATAGCGGTCATGGAAACAGAAACTGCAGCCCAATTTAAGGTCTGCATATGTTTACCCATCCAATTAAGTAGTCTCTCACCAGCACCTAGATGCTTATTTAACTTCTCAAATCCCTCTATATTTTTACCTGTAGTTGATGATTCTGACAGAACATGGGGTGCTTCATGTGGTGATATCTTATCTGCATATGATGCATTTAACTCTGTAAAATAATTTGCAAAATCAAAACCCTGTGTTTTGGCAGCTTCAACTGCTGTTTTGGGTATCAGGAAGCTACCCGATGCACTATAGATTGGTCTCTGACCACCCTGTTGTGTTACTGTCTCTTTGATATCACCCAATGTATTAAGTTGCTTAGATGACTTTATGCCTGTAATCTGTGAGAGGAAGTTGATATTTTCCTGTTTCCATTTATTTAAATCATCTTGAGATTCAAAGTTAACTACACTCTTATATTGGGTAAATGGAGTTTGCTTAAACTCATATGATTTAGGCTTCCAATCCATCTTTTTAACAGCATCACTTGATGCAGCAATTCCAGCTTCAAATTTACTTAAGTCCGTTTTTGGGACATTTAGTTGACCAGAAATACCTGCTGCTCTTCCTGCCAAACCTTTCATGAAATTGGCATCCTGTTGGTTGATATTGGAAGTTAAAACACCACTCAAATTCTTTGTTATATCAGTAGGATTAACCAGACTAAATTTAAGGTTGCCTGATGTAAATTGTTTTGTTAAGTTATCCATTATCAATTTAAATTCGGCAACATCAGTTGGATTATCAGTAAATCCTCTTCCCGGTAATCCCCTCTGTTTATCTCCATAGATAGTTTTATGCAAAGTATCTAAAATAGCATTTATTGCGTTAACTGAACTGGATTCGCGTCTATTTACTAAATTATTATATGTAGAGTCAACTGTTGCATTAGGATCTACCTCACCACCAAGAGTATATCCCTTGGGTTTATCTTCACTGGAATCCCTATCCAGTATAAAACTACCCGGTTCTGCATATCCAAAGTTCTTATCACCTTCGGTATATTCCCCCTCCAGTTTATGTCCACCAAATGGATTGACTACATCAGAAAGTGCATTTAACTTCTTAAGATTATTAATACCAATTTTGGATACGTCTTCAGGATCAAAGATAGTCTCCCCTGCATTATACCTAATTGGAACCATCCCACCATCATTGAAGCCAGGAATTATTTTTTCCTGTATCTGTTCATGAGTATTTACCTTATTACCTGTATTTTCACTATCTTCTATCTTGGATATTTCAGATACATAATTTCCACGAATGTTCTCTTCATTTACATCATATGGTAAGTTAGATAACATATCAAACTTTTGTAAAAGTGGAATTAATAAGGGTGAATTTATCATTGGTCTACTGAGACGACTAAAGAAACTGTTATCTAATATCTCCCCGGAATATGAGATACCTTCTTTTGCCCTCTTTCTACTTTCTTCTTCTAATGACCTTGTTGCATCGTACTTACTAAACTTGGTATTGTCTGGTAAATCTTGGAAAGGTATTGGTTTAAACTCTTCCAGTTGTTCAGGGATTGTCATCACATAGTCATTATGTGATAACTTAGGTAACCATGGATAATTTGATGGATGTAAAACAGAGTAGCCTTTGGGTTCAGGAGCCTTGAGAGGTAACTTACTTCTTCTGGGAAATATACCTGGACTAAAGTAGTTGTATAGACCTGATAAAAACCTTGAGTGTATAGATGTTGGCTTATCAGAGTATCTTTTAGGTAATATAGATAAATTATTAATTTCCTTTACATTTCCAGTTATACGATTCTGTAATTCCTCATTGAATTCATCTCCAGTGTAGGTAAATTCCTCACCATATTCACCCATTGGTTGTTTATTTTCTTTGGTAGTTAAACCCTCACCTTTATCTTTAAATAATGATTCTTTATATGCCTGTTTATAATTTGATATTTTATTCCGTATGGATACTATATCATTTCTGTTACCACGGTTTTTTGCATCTTCAAGTTGATTTCTTAAATCAGATAATGTATCCTTATACTCAACTTTATATTTATCCTTGTCAGAGGTTAAATCATTAAATTTACCCGTAGTAAATCGTGTATTACCCTTCAATCTATATTCTAAGTCTCTAATCCACTGGATAGGTATACCTGTCTGTCCATGGGTTTCTGCCATCTCCACATCTGATCTAAATATACCTGTTTTACCAATGTAATTGGGATCTACATTCTTACGTGTAGATTCAGTTAAGTTAGACAGTAACTTATTATTTACTGTCCTATAGATATCTTTGAATACATCAAGCCTTGAATTGTGAGTACCAGATGAACCATACATACCTGTGCGAGTACCCGGAGTTAAACCGGGTATCTCAAATCCAAAGGATGTAATTCCATATTTCTTTAAGTCAGATAATGTAATATTGTGTCCGGTTGTAGTCTTTTTTGCTATTTTATCTAAAGACATACCCCGAGCAAAGTTGTCAATATGTTCATCAATATCCCAGATACCATCATATTCCTTCTTAGCTAACTCTGTTATTGCACCTCTATATCTGGGATCAAAGTTTGTATTTCGTCTAACATACTCCATTATTTTATCAGGTCTGGACATTGCCTTAACGTGTGGAGTTGATTTAGTCCAGTCAAAATCATCAATATTTATATCCCCAGTATCTATTTTCTGAAATAAATTAGATAATCTTTGAACTTCTGCTTCAACAACTTCCTTTTTAATCTTAAATTTATCATCACCATATTCTGCATGGATGTCACTTGGTATACCCTCAGCAAAAAGACCTAATGTACTATCAGTTAAACTTCCCTTACCCACTAACTTCTCACTATCATCAACAAATCTAACTGGATTCTGACCTTCTACATTTGGGAAAAACTTTGCTATCTTATCATTAGATTGGGTAAACTGGGTAATAGAGTGTGATATTGCATTACCCAGAAATTTACCTGATGTCATTGTCTTAAGTATATCACTCTCTTTGCCCTTAGATAGATCAGTTGTAAAGTCATCTCGTATCAACCCTTCTTTACCTAAATTCTTAATTATCTTAGGGAAATCACCAACCGGGTCACTGCTTACTTCACCTAAATCAAGACCATATGATTTACGACCTTCAGTGATTGAGTTAATAAAGTTCTTTAACTTTCCACCCTGATTCATCGCACGTAAGAAGATACTGCTTAATGATCCGGGTGCTGGTTTGTCACCTCTAAACTCAGGGACTGCTTTATTAGTTACTGTTTTGAAAAAAGCCTTTACTCCCTGATTATAAATGTTAACATTGTGATCCTTAAATTTACTATATTCTTCAAGTGTATCAAATAACATACTTGAGTACTTAATACCTTCAAATTGGTCACGGACATATTTATATGAACTGCGACCCAGTAAATACCTTAGTTTTTCCTCATAAAATACACGTTTACCCAATTCACTATCTGCATATCTCTCTGTATTATGCTCCTTGGGTATCATGTTCCACCAAGTATCGTGAGCAGAGACTCTTTTACGTGACATTGAAAACGATAAATCTTGGAAGGTACCCAAGTGCTTACCTAATGTCCCATATCTCCTATATTTATTATTAAATTCATTCCAGTCAATTGAATGAACATTACCAGATTCATCTGTGTTTGCTGAAGACATCAATTTACTTCGTATAAAGTCCTGTACTCTGGGAGAGTAACCTTCAATATCCTCGACCATATTACGGATGGAAGATTGATGTAATTTGGGATTAACCCAGATACCCGCATTCTGCAAAACAGGATCAGTTATAAATGGTTCTTTAATACCAGTTGTACTGGAAATAGGTATAGCCTTTATATTTTCAATATCACCTTCACCATATCCTGTACCTGCTGCAAAATCCAATATCCTCTTATTATCGTCATTAGTATATGATAATGCAAATTTATGTGGAGTTCCTGTGTAAGATGCTGAGAACTTATCAACAGCAGGGAAAAACTCCCTTACATCTTCAGGAAGTAATGAAGGGTCAAACATTGAGATGTCAATTGCACCCTTTTTCTCCAAGCTCTCACGTTGCTGAGCACCTCTCGAAGCAGAACCAAGTGGTGAAACTGTTTTATTTAATCTTGTGACATTACCGGGATTCTCAAATAATTTAAGATATGATCCCTGAATTGCATCAACAATCTTATTTACCTTTGTTGGAGATAATCCCCTCAACGAAGTCCTTTGTCCACTTATTAATCTCTCAACAAATTCAAATTTCTTAAGTGTATTAACACCCTTTGCTGGATCTTGTGGCCCTCTAGGATCTATCATGTAATCCTGAATTGCTGTACGTAATTTGTAAGCCTGTTTATTTTTGTCCTCAATTATTTTAACACCAAAGTCAGATGAATAATCATCTAAGTTAGATAGTATAGCATCTGATTCTCCAATGTTACTTTTACCATGAGAAAATACCCTGAGTAACATTAAGTTATATAGATCATTGTGTTTAATCCGGGTACCTGACTTAACATTTAATCCACCCTTCCCCAATATCTCAGAATTTATCTTATTCAAACTATCAGGTGCAAAGGAACCATATCTAACTCTGTTATTTAAATCATATATAGAGTACCCACCAGACCTCATCTGTTTATCAAATGCAGCAACAGGTACATCAGGAAGAAAAATCTGTCTGTTTTTATTCCCTCTAATAGATTCACCTGCAAAGTTGAGTACATCATTCATCTTCATCTGTTTCTTGACACCATTATCAATAACAGTTAAAGTGCGAGTATCTAACCCCATGTACCTAGATAAGTTAGCCTTAAAATTCTTGGATATATCACCCATAAATAAATTGGTTATTGATGCAACCTTTGGGTTCTTCTGCATCATTGTCTTGAAAATCTGACCCGTGGCTATAACATCATAAGCAGCATATTTAATCTGTGATTTACGGAGTTTACTTGATGCCCAGTCATGATCTGTTTTTTTAGTAAGATTGACTCCCAAAACACGAGATGCAATTGAACTTAAATCATGTTTATCACGTTCTGCATCAATTGATCTTGATACGTGCATCGTATCAAAGATTCTATCAGTAAATCCTTTATCTTCTATATCAGATTCTTTTAATATCCCAGCCTTGGTTAAAAAAGCTAAGTCATAAGATGCATTTTGAAAGACTAAATTAGATTTGGTTTTTCTCATTAGGTGGGACAAGACCTTGGGATCATTTATCTTGTCCATATCTATAATATGAACTACATCGGTATCTGGATCATGAAGTTGAACTAATCTTGTATGAGCATCATGTGGTAAGATATATCTCGCTGTCTCTGTATCAATAGCAACATTCTTTGACTTCTCATAGTGTAAGATAGCTTTATTTAAATCATTGTCATTGGTAACATAAACCTGCTTGTATTTTTTAAATGCTTCATCTTCATGAACAAGAGGTTTTATTGTAGACTGTTGATGAGTTGTGGGTATCTCATCCAATGGTTGGCCCTGATATTTATTATATCTGGCATTCTCATCATAATTCTGTATATCTATCTTGTGGACAGTAGCAATTTCATCCAGTCTCTTCCTTAATTTCTCCCTAACCTCTACACTTTCTTTTTTTTGAAATTCTATATACAATTTTTCAATATCATCATATGCTTCTTTATATCTTTTTATATCATCTCCTTTAAGTTCAGAGACCAACTTTGAATTATCAATCTGACTTAATCCCCGTCTTAACTCATAAAAAGATTGATCATTAGACAGGCCAAACCTTAATAAATTCATGTTTTCCTGCCAATTATCTTTGTAATCCATGTTATATCACCTATTTTTTACTTTCTATATGTTCAGCGTAAATTGAGCTAATTTTAAAGTCAAACATCAATCTCTGATACCATTCACCCGGATTATTCCAATCCAACAGATCAGATGGTCTTTGTCCACACATCTTGGCTAATTTACCTAAAGATAATTGTAAGTCTAAATCCCTTTGTAAATCATCTTCGGGATTCCACTTACAAAATTTCTCATCGTACGAATCGAAATAATTCACCTTGAAGGTTCATCACCATAAACATTGCATTAAATATTGCATACTGGTCTTCACCCGGCATAGTATCATAGGTAAACGGCCCATCTACAATAATATGTGGCAAAATCTGCTGGCACCACTGTGCAAAGGCTTCATCAAAGTTAAACTGATCTGCTGGTGATGCAATCAACTGACCTCTTTCATCCCTAGTTTTGGGTAAAGCCTTTACCATAAGTGAGATATGTTTACCACCCAGTGGCCCTACTGGTTTCCTTATCGTATAAATATGACCTGCAATTTCCAACTTAAATTCTGTATTTACAATTGCAAGTTCTTCAGGAGACTTCTCAATCTCAACTGGTTCTTCAATCTTACTTTCTGTGTTGGTCTTTCTAACCATACACAAAGATATAATCCTACCATTTAAAAAAGATTTTTAGTTTGTTAGCAGATAGAATGAATCTGCACTGGGTGTAATAACTTGGAAGTTAACTGTCTTCTCAAATTGATTACGTGCCTGCACTGACCTATTCATTTCAGTAAACTTAAGTGCATCAGTACCCGATATAATGGCTAATTGAGCCTCATTTATTGCAGGTGTGCCACTTAATGCTGGGCCACTTGCAGTAGGCCCATACAAATACATAGCCAGAGTACCACATCCAAGATCGTTGGATTTAGCCTGTAATCCACCAGTTGATTCGAGATTTCCACCTCTCATGACCTGTTCAATCTGAGTCCATTGATTACTACCAAAGGTAAAGGTACCTGTGATAGTAGTTAGACCATTAAGCCAGTGTCCTCTAATAAATGGACTACCTAAATATGCAAATTGCTCATCAAATTTCCTTGTGATATTTAAGGTCATTGACTTAGCCACAATCGATACTCCACCGACTAAAACAGCCATGTTATAGAATACCAATGGTGATTCTGTATTGGTAGCAGCAGTATAGGTTACTTCATCTATATCACTACCTGTATATGCCTTAGAAGCCATCCAGTTAAATTTGGCCTTGACAAACTGAGCTGTCTCACAGGTTATATCCATGGATGAAACTGCACAGTTAACATACAAGGTATTCTTCATGGCTTGATCATCACCCAGTATCATATCAAATACACCGGGTATATTTCCAAGTGTATAGATATAATAAGGAGTAAATGTCAAACCATCTACGCCACCAATTCCTCTCTTTGCTATTCCAGCATGTGAAACACCTGATGCTCTATTACCAAACATCGAGTGTAATAGTTCAGCTAACATAATGGGTCTCAATGAACCATCAAGAGTTCCTGAAGCCTTAAACAGTCCACCTGCCATAGATGCCACTGATGGCTGATCAATAGCTTCCTCAACGATTGGGTTCCTGCTAACAGGATCACTAAACCCGGAAAGTGTTAACTCATTAAAATCAGTCAACGTAGGTTTAGCATGTGAATCACTAAAAGCTGACTTATTTTTAACAAGTACATACCTGTCAATACCTTGGGTCATGCGTCAACATCTCCTATGGTTATTTTGAAGTCATCATCTGTCTTAAAAGAAGCCTGCCAATTAAGTGTCTTCTCAAACTGATTTCTACCCTGAACAGACCTGTTAAATTCAATATACTTCATGTTATTAATTGCAAAACAACATGTTGAGGTAGCACCAGTTGGATCAAATAACTTCAATCTTGCATACTTCCCAAATATCGGGTTATCCAATGGTTCAAGCACAGGATCAGTTATATTTCCAATGATTGTCTGTCTAAGTGCATCCCATTGTTTGCTACCAAAGGTAATAGTACCATTTAGAGAAGTTAAACCATTCATAATTAAATCACGTAGATACGGAGTACCCAGTGTGTAATAATTCTCATCAAACTTCCTGTCAATGGTCATTGTAAAGCCTTTAGCCTCACAATCATGCCAAACATTTCCATCATCACTTATCTGAACGACACCATTGTAAAAGTAACTACCCTCTTCTGTTGAATCTATATATCCACTTATATCTCCAAAGGTAGTGTCACCAGCACTTGGTTCTATGATGGTTGCATGCTTACCAATCCATCCAAACTTAGCTGTTGCTGCAGCACCCACGGTCATGGATAATTCCATGGACTTAACACCAACACCACCATACTGTATAATCCTACCATTACCAACGCCAGAATTTCCAGTCCCATATGCCTGATCATCACCAACTCTAAGTGTAAGAGCACGAGGCTGTGAACCTAATGTCATCTCTAGTTTTTTGGGTGATGCAGCATTATATGCTCCAAATGGATCATCACTAGCAGCCTGTGTGTTACCCGGATATCCCATCATTGCAGATACTGCCCACATCATGTTCTTAGGTCTGAAGAAACCCTCAAATCCACCGCCTACCTTGTAAGGCCCACCGATAACGGCAGCAGCAGCTTTAAGTTTAAGAGTCTCTTCAATGGAAGGTTGTCTGTTGATTGGATCACTAAACTGCGTTACACGCATCTTATACCACTTATTGTCTGCTCCACCATCACTATTTATAGTTCCGTAAGTATCTCCGGTACCCTCAAAGCCAGTGTGATAAGCGACATATCTATCAATATTAGCCATGTTGTACAAACCTCCTAAAGCTAAATTCTTGTTCTACTCTAATCATAGTACCACCATTATCAAAGAAATTTGTTTTCTCAAACATAAAGGATGTACAGTCAGTCACTCCCGAATTCATCACATCCGACTCAACAATCTGAAGAAAATCATCAGTCCTGTCAACTATGTTAATAGGATCATCAATAGTATAACCAATGATGCAGATAACCTTCCTTAGATATGAATCAGTTGTTTCGGGTGTCGGATCAATACCAGAGATAATAACATAACATTCCTTTGGACGTAGTTGCTCCTGTCTCCTAGTATTAACCTTCCAGTTCAGCTTCTTTAACGACTTTATAACTTCATTATATACATCTATGCTAGACAACATCATCACCTGCTAATATAACCATGACCAAACTGATCTGGTTTAACCAATGTCTTACCAAACATATTAACATCATTCAATGAGTAACTTTGAACACTAGATAAATTACCTTCTAACTCATATTCAGCATTCTTCATACTTAACGTAAAAGCAGTAGTAAATGCTAAATCCCATCGTTTCCAGTATTCTCTTGTTATACCAGCCCATCTCCCATGATGAATTCTGTATCCCAATACCGGATTATATGCTCCAGCACCTGGTTGAGCACCATTCTGAAGTATCTCAACAATCTGATCATTTTTTATGTCCATTCTCAAATCATATCTATAGACATAAGGTCTTTCAAGAGCATATAAAATGTGATTTTTTCTGATAGCAGGTGTATTACGTTCTATAATCTGACCCCTAGTAGTAACAAAATGAGTCTTGTATGACCTGTTAAAATATGAGTTACAATGTTTACGCCAGAAATTCCATGCTACCTTTCCATGTTTTACTAAAATCTCATTAAACATAGGATTTAAACTAAGTCTCCTATCAAAGGTATACACATAACGTTTTTTAAGTAACATTATTATCTATCAGGTATAATCGTCTTTGTTAGTCCAAATCCACAGGCTGCCTGCTTATTCAGTGTCTTCGTATCTATGTTTAGCTCCTCATCAAGAGGATACTCAGAGATAGGAAGTAAGAAATTACGGGCAATCGACCTCAATGCCCTTATTCTGACTAATGAGGTCGGTGGCAATTCGCCAAGCTGCCTTTCAGCTAAAGATGTATAAGTTACGTAGTTGTAATAAGCCGCGACTGCAACAATAGCCTCTTTGAGATATGATTCTTCCACATTGGGAATCACAATCATTTCAACAAATTTATCGGCTCTGATGATATCATTGTAAACTATCTCATCTGCATCATACTGTATGTCAATATCACTTAGGATAGTCCTGACTTCCAGTATCAGATTAGATAGTTCAATAGCCATTACGCTACACCTGTAATCATCTGTACACGGTTGTTATGAGACTTATCGTCTTTGCTGTTAGGCAGGATAAAAGTCTTGTACATCTGTGTGACATAATAATCATTACCAACACCCGGTACCCTAACCGGTTCTGAAAGTGGTATCTGATTACCCGAATAAGTCAGGTGAAGTGCTGTCTCATTGGACTGCATGACCAACATAGCTTTATTACTATATAGACGAGTTGGCTTTAAAGTCAACCTGTAATTAGTTGTAATCCAGTTTCCAATTGAATTCTGAATATTTGCCATCTCGGTTGGCTTCATAAGATAAGGCCAGAGTTTAGCCGGATAGTAAAGTAACAACCCACCAATATCCTGATCGGTTATGTAAGTTGTATCAAAGATTTTACCTATAACAGTTGCAATATCATCAGCAATACTGGCATCTCCAGAAGTCCATGCCTTTGTAGCTGCTGTAGTGCCACCCTTACCAGATTCCAGAGTCCCTGCAATCTCAATATCCTTGGCCCTTGCAAGACCCTTTGATGACATTGCATTTGACTGCTGCATCTCAATCTCAATCTGGTTTCTGACTTTAGCCTCATCAGTTATCCTGATTCTGGTCTGATACTTCTTCATTGAAGTCTGTACTTTATACCATTCAATCTTCTGGAAATCAGCAAGAGCACCCTCTGTAATTTCTTCAACTTCCATAAACTGCATATCTGGTAATGTCACCTGAAATTCAAGTGAATCAATTGGTGTCATTGTCACAGCATCTGAGAACATCATCAGAGTCTCAGCCTGTTTATATAACATTCTTTGAACTATATCGGCCTTAAGAGCCTCCATAGCTCCATCAGTGGAGACATTTGCTCCCCAAAGTGATGCCATTTTCTTTCACCTCACGCCGATATATATCTCTTATCAATTTCAACAATTACAAAAGTACCACTATTAATATTAATAGCTTCCATGGCAATACCTACCTGCCATGCTGCTCCACTTCCAGCGTACTTATCTACACAACCTGCCCCTGCAGTAACAATCCTATCTCCAATAGAAATTGCTGCATTATCTGATACAAGAGGAATTGCCCATCTTGTTCCAGTTAACATTGGGAACTTTGCAATAGCCTGTCCTGTGAGAAACACAGGTGTAGACTCAGGTCTCCAGTTCGTAACCGGGTCAACTGAACTATCAAGCATCAATCCCTGCGGATCTCTACCATCACCAGTCAAACCATAATTGCCAGTATTCTTAGCAGTAACTAAACTGCCAGAAAACTCAACAGCATCGTCAACGGTTACCTTTTTACCAGCCATGCCGATACCAAGGTCATTGACTAATCCACCTTTAAGTGCCATTTAAAACTCACCTACTTATACAGTTCCTTATACTGCTCATATGTTATGCCAATATCTTTACAAGCTTCTCTAATCTGAAGTTCCTGCTGATTTTCAGTAGAAGTAGCAGATGCTCCAATATTAACCGGAGGTTGCATTAGACTTCCAGACTTTGCGATGTTCTCCTTAATCTTAGTAAGTGTAGCAATCTTCTGCTTAGGATCAAGTCCAGCCACAATAGTACCCGGATTAGCAACACCCAGTCCCTTAAGTTCATTAACAATACTACTGTACTGATTTTCCAACATCTTCTCATTATCAGCCTTAAGTGAGTCAATGGTTTGCTTCATCATCTCAAAGTCTTCAACGCTAATCGTTGGAGCTGTTGGAGGATTACTAGCAACAGGTTTATCAGTCACTTTAGGTTCAACAAGAGGGATATCAGCAACTACAGGAGTAGGTGGTGTTGCAACAACCGGGGGTGTAGACGATACATCAGTTGTCACCGGAGGTTCAACTACAGCCGAAAATGCTTTACTTACTGTAAGAATCTCTTTATCAGTGAGACCCTTTGATTTAAGGAATTTATCAACATCGTTCATATCAACAGGCTCTTCCACAGGTTTTGAGAAAGCTGTGATGACAACATTTACATTATTGCCATCAATGGCTGGATCTTTGACAAATGCCATTCCAACCAGTTTTACATCTACAACCTTATCCCCCTCATAAACAAACTCAAGTTCTGGAGAAATATGATCATAACCTTCCATAACAATTTTCTGCTTTGCTTTTTGATCAAATACAAAGCCATTATGAGCTAAATCAAATATTTCTTCATCCAGAGCAAATTTGAATCCATACCCAATGTTCTTCCTGCTTGGATCTCCAAGTTTCTCATGGGTCAGATAGAAAGGAATATGGTCATCGATGTTTTCATACGCTAACCTTACATCTTCTTTAGTGATGGGAGTAGGTTTACCATCAACACCAGTATATACTCCGGGCTTAACCACAGAGCTACTGGTCTTGTAGATTTCACTACTTTTCCAGCTAAGCGAATTCATACTCCATCAATTAAGATTTATATAACTACCACTATAAAAGCGATATCTTTAAATATACAATAAAGTTTAAATACTGCGTAATTTTGCTGACGCAAAATTACTTAAAAAGAGTGGCGGCCCAACTATTAGGAGGGAAGTTTCACAATTTCCCTCCAGGCCAATTAACTTAATATTTATTGACAATGGCTTGTCCACTATCCGTAGAATGTTGATTATCTGAATGAGGAGTCTGACTATACTTATCAGACTGAGGGCCAGTGGTATTGGCTACCTTACCAGTCCCAGTTGAACCACCCACATTATTAATGCCCATCTTCTGTGCAGCAATATTAACTATATTCTTCCTCTGATCTTCGGCTAGAGGAGCATAATCATCAACTGCTCTGATTTCGTCCTCGGTATAAACACCAATTCCTGCCATAACTGCTTCTTGCCTATATCTCTCTAACTTAGTGTTAGCCAGCTCAAACTTTAACTTGGCTTCCAATAAATCAACCGGATATCTTGCATTAATTAACAGTAATCTCTTCTTAATGTTGTCAATGATAACATCCAAGATATTGTTGGCTGTAGCAATGACTTTAACTGCCATGTAATTAGACACAATCAATTCGCTTGCATATGAATTACTGGATGATCCAGTTACAATTGACTTGGGCACACCAGTTGCACCCCAAAGCTGATCGGTTATTTGTAGGATGATGTCATTCGGAGCCATATAGTTTGACGAGGAATGCTCAATAGGAGTTATCTTGATAGCAGAGGTAGTTACATATCCCTGATCTGGTACTTTGTCTTCAAGTGCCTTGGCATATGCCGCAATCATGTTATTAACTGCAGATTGAGCAGCAACCATCTTCTCATCCTTGGTACCCACGAATTTGTCTAGGGTAAACATCTCCATATCCAGCGTATGATGATCCCTTGGTACATTTGACCATCTCCAAAGTATATCTATGATGGTAATCTGTCGTTTCTGCCACACTGGAATAACAGCCCTCTTTAACGGCGAAACAGCATATAAACCAAATGTCTGCCTGCCCCTCAAATCAAAGCAATGAACAGGAGTCTCCTTGTACTTAACTATGTAAAACTTTTCCTTGGGTATTATACGTTGATACTGACTCCATCCTTCAAGCACAATTAGGTAATTAGACTGGGTCATCTTGATATTAGGGTCACCAGTCCCATCAATCCTATTTAAATTATCAACAATGGTAATATCTTTGTTGGGCAAGATAGTTAATGACAAATCATCCAGTATCTCAAGATATAATTGTCCTTGGGTATGAACTATCTCCGCATATACCTCAATGATACCTTTAATCTTTAAATTCTTCTTCATCTGGTTAGCTGCATTGACCATCTCATCAGCCAGATTCTCATCATAATTTATGTTGGATAAAAGAGCATCCGGCAAGTCCTTCAGCTTCTTTGATTTATCATAGATGAAGTATTGGAAAGATTCAGCCACCATCGTACTGAATTTATCAACAGAAGCCCCGATTTCAGCCTCTCTCATATATAATTCTTCATAAATCTCCTCCTCAGTCATCTGCTCAAATCTAGACTTACTAATTAAGAAGTTAGCCAACTGTGAGGTTATGTTACGACTGGCTGTCATCCCGCCCTGCATATTATAGCCCATAGTTCCGGCAGCAAAGGCTTTGGTAATGACTGATTTAGCCCTGTTATATAATCCCATTATCTATGTCCTCCATGTTTTACAGCCATAATGACTGATTTAGCCCATGTTCTATACTTGTCCTTGACCTTTACATCAAGAGATGTGAATTCACCGACATTGTTTGCTAGAAAAATCATCTCTGCAATTGTCTCATGTAAGTTATTATCTACCATTGTCATACTACCTGAAAACCCATTACCATGGGAGTTAAATTTTCCAATTCAAAGTTGTCCATAAACCATATTACATTTGCCACACAGTCTGCTATATCTTTCGAGTTATGCACAAAAACACCAGATAATAAGCCAAAGTTATTCCATCTCTCAACTTCTAAATCATAAACCGGGATTGCATAATCCAGATATATATTAATCTTAAATATGACTATGTGGTTATCACCCGTTGTTTCATGCATAAATTTAGCCCATGAATCAAAGTTATTTTCTCGTAGCACCCTCATAATTACATTTCTATCACAATTCAACATTTTAGATGCCTGATGTGGATTTAATGCTCCCTTACATTTTGCCTCCTCTAATGAAGATATGTCAATATCCCTAAATTCATAGTAACCATCTCCACCAATCTGGTGAATTCTACATGGCATTAACCTATCAAGTTCAGGGACTATGTCTTTGGCTGCCTTATAAGTACCATCTCTCATCATAATTGGATGTTCAGGAGTACATTTGAATGATGCTCCCGAGTCCAGTACAATCTCAATAAGTTCATTGACATATTTGGTTAACTTACCCTTTGCATAACCGGGAACCAACCTACCATCAGGAGTACATGACATAACCCATATGGTTTTATCCTGTAACTCTGAGATTGTGGGACAACTTCCATCTAATGCCCTGATTCTGGTTTCTCCAACAAAACAACCACTGTAAGGGTGATCGACTTTTGGCTTACGAGGATTGTTAATGACCAACAAATCCTCAGCTTCTCTTTTTAACTCCTCATCTTCCACCACCATGACCTTAAAGTCACCTTCCTCCGAATTCTGAAGTTCTCTCCATCTGTCATAATCTTCCTTCTCCACAATATGTTTTTGAGCAGTAATACCAAATTTTTCTTCTACCTTCTCAATTATTTCTGGAAACATCCAAGTGTCAAAGACCAATTCATTAATATTTAATTTGGGAATTGCCCTTTCCATAAATGACCATATATCACTTGGCTTTATGTACGAAGCACCATCGTCCTTGGTAAACTTAATGGCTCCATCCACAACATACAAATGTTCGTCCTGATATCCACAGGACATTCCAAACCCATCATTTTTAACTGCAGGATCAATAGCCATAACTCTGCTTCTCATAGTTCGGTTAACCCGGAAGTCTGAGCGTAGAACATTAGTCATCTTGGTCATGACAATACCTTCGGGGAACTGCATACCACCCGTCATCTCCGGGGCACACGCAAAGTCCCTATAAAATGCCCCCATATCTCCCTTAGCTCTATATTCAGCTTTCAGTCCTTCCTCTGATAAGTGGGGATTCATTTCCCATGACTTATATAAGACTGAAACAGTATGTGGAGCACTTAATCCCTGCTTATATAGCGTCATCATGATTCCAGTGGGAGTCTGGGGTGAAGAACAAGCTAAAACATGCCCATCAAAGCCAAGAGTAGCCGTGGACTTACTCAACCTCGTATAAATTTCCCAAGCACCTCGTCTGGATTCAGTTTGCTCAAAGAGGTCTAATTCATCAAAGACTACAAGCTTACTGGTACGACCTACGGCAGTATTGGCCCATGAACCCAGAACTTCAGCATGGACATGCTTATCGTTGCAGTTGATACGCCCCTTATAGAAGTCGGTATTAGTCCAACTGCTAATCCACTCGTTAGACTCCAGCATATTGTACATGTTGCTGTAAACACCATCTTCAGCAAGTTCCGTGGACGTTGCTACCCCAATGATGAAGATTTTTTGGTTCTTAAGTAAGTTGTAATGGACAGAAGGACTTTCCAAAGTACAGATGTCAAAGAATTCATAGGCCATTATCATACTGGCAAGAGCGGTCTTCCCAGAGTTATGCGAGACAATACCATTAGATATAAATTCATGATAACCGGGAACATGAACATCATAAAGTATTTCATCATTACACTGTTCAATGCTTACTATTTCATCATAGAATAAATGATTATAACGAACCCATTTAAGATATTCAACAGCATTATGTTTACCATCAAAATAATCAATGATTTTATCTAATATAAAATAAGTTATTCCACTGGCTTTGGGTGTATTCTTACGAAGGTTGCCATAACATTGATGTCTGATTTCTTCCCAACCTTCACTATCAACTACACTTTCACGTTTCATTTTACGAAGTAACTTATGTAAATGGGGTATTTTGTCAACCTGACTGGTAGACTTTAAACTTGGTTCTTTTATCTTTCTTGGAAGCGTAAAACCTATTTTATCATAGAATAAACGAGCAGCATCATGATAGATAGTTAAGCACCAACAATATGATTTTTCTCCATTTTGACGAGTGTACTTAATAGATTTATATCTTACTGATGATATAATACCATATTGAGTAACTAATATATTTTGAACCTGTTTTATTAATTTCTCACTTGTACAGTCAAGATGAACTGAAGAACCATTATTTAATATATAACCATCTGTATCAAATAATCCCTGTAAAAATGCAGTTATCTCATTTATAGAACCATTAAGTATTGAATTAGGTACTGTTTTATTATATGAACCAACATAATCTAGGTCAAGTTGTTCTCTGGCTACTTTGCTATTTACTCGTAAGTCAACTGTACAGCCATTTTTTTTACCATTGTATCTCAATGGAACCAAATTAAATTTTTCCTTTACAATAGATGTAAAATCAGATATTAATCTCTCATCGGCAGAGGTAAATGTAAATGAGTTTTTTCTTGCCATTGTATAGCAACCATCACCTACAAGTAATCCCAGCAATCTGGCAATACGTAAGTCACCTATGGGTTTCCATGATCCATTGGGTGTTTTACGTGATATACATACAAAATCACCCACTTTTAATTCAGGTAATTTCTGCCAGACATGATCACCATGACTATTCATCACTAATACAGGATGTTTATGTGAACCCTTTAACTCATAACCATATCTTGTTTTAAATTTGATAATTGGTTGAGAATCCTGTTCTATTTTATGAGTATAATCATACATGCCAAATCGAGTTAAGATACTTCCAGATTCATCTATGTCTTTGATTTGTTGAATGCCTTCCTTGGTATAAACTAATGTATCCCCAGTGACGCATCTCATCCCACAACACATATGTAAATACTTGTTTGGAGGCAGGGATGGGTCGTATTTTTGCTGATAAAATCTACGGGCTATATCAGCCTGAACTGGAAATAATTCATTGCCCAGTACCTCGGTCATAAACCAGACAGGATCTTGTCTACCTTTCAGCACAGTCCTCATGTACTGGAAGTAGTCTTTGCCGTCTAAGGTTTCGCCTTTAGTAACTTCGCATTCTGTTTGTCTAGTATCTCGATTATTTTTCCTCGGCATTTAGTACAAACTCCATTTACAATGACCTCTGTGAGCATCATATAATTATTTTTGATTAGGGTAATCTGCTGTGTGGTATTACCCTCATTAAATCTGCCTTGTAATTCAGCAATCGTCTTGATAGTCTCCCTAGCCTCCTTAGATAATTTAACGCATAGTTCAATTGAGTTTCTATCAAGTCGCCCAGTACCTACAACGGTATCAGTCCATTCCCTGACATTGTTGAAGATACGAAGTAACTCATTCATGACCATATCTGGAGACGTTAACTCACCAGTTACTTCATCTTCAATTATCTCATGGTTATTTACGTGGTCATTTATAGCATCAAATGACATATTGAAGAAGAGAGCAGCCTCTCCAACGCTCTGGTTGCCCATTACTATATTACGTGTCCAAGTTCTACCAAGAGCCTTGGCATCACACATTGGGCAATTGGTCATTTACGCCCAACAACCTGTGGAGTGAATAAACCTACGAAGATACCAATAGTCGTTGATAAGGTAGATGTGATGAAAATAGGCACATCCTTGCCAATTATAACCACATAAATTCCACAAAATAAAGCTGATAAGATAACTGCTGCAAGCACACCCACAGAGATAACGATAAACTTAATATCTGTGGTGCTAGTTGGCAGTTCTTTTTCCAAATCTTCCATATATCTAAATACTTGTCGTTTACCACTATAAAAAAGTTTATGGAGATATTTTAACAGACCGCTTAAGGGTCATGTTACCAACACCCATCAATCTTGACGTTGATTGGTTGAGCATTGATGTACCTTTGAATGACCACTCACTATGGCCTATGTCTCCTATTCCATTACCGCTCATCTCTACATTATATAGAGTGCCCGGTTTCCCACTCGTATAGAAGTCAGCGTTATTACCTACGAAGTTAGATGTCTGCGTAGAACCACTGCCACTCGTTAATTTATCTATGTCCTTTGCTGAAGACAGACCACACTGGTTGGTTGGTGCTGTTTTAACATGTGTTGAACTCTGTGCATCATAAAGCAAGGCATTACCCTTTGATTTAACAGCACTTTCTGACTCACCTGTAGAAGTGTCCAGATACTTGCTGAACTCTGCTCCACCAGTTGCCAAGCCGCTTGCCGCATGGTCAGTCTCATCATAGGAGTTATTTCCCTTATTTACATTCACAACATTATCCATATATATGACAGTGTCACCCTTTGCACTGGACATGATTAATGATGCCTGTGAAAGAGCAACAACTGCCATAATTAATAGGCTGAAAGTTAGTATTTCTTTAAACATAGTGTTCCACCACCAAGTTATTACGTAATTTTACTTCGTAAAATTACTCCAGAATAATACCGGAGTAATTTTCGTTAGAAAATTACGGAGTTATCCAAATTAGCTGTAAAAGCCAATTTTTCATCATATTATGGGATTATTGGTTACCCCATACGAGTAACACGTATATATATATTGCTACCAGTATAGTAAACTTTTTTAAGCCAAGTTTTTTGTGTTGGGTTGTTTGGGTAGTTTTTGGATGTACTTAAGGTATTTAGTGTTTTTGTGTAATTGTGTTAGGAAATTACGGAGTATATAAGACTTTCTATCCAATTTGTGGATTTTTTGGATTCACTTACTGCTACCTGTTTTATATATCTATTATTGAGCATTATCTGCTTTTTTCTTCCGTGACGGAAGAAGAGATGACAGTGAATGCTCATCTGCCGTGAGGTATTCACGGTACCCCATGGAGGTGAAAATAACAGGGCAATAAGAATTGAAGATGAGTAGGGGTCAAACCCTATCATCCTTTAGTCCAGCATGACGTTAAACTGCTAGGCTGGGACAATACGATTGCGATACATTCGTACTACGACCCCTGATTACCCAGCCGACTACCACTGTTAGAAGTCGCCTCTCTAGCAGTGGCTTCGCCCCAGAGGTGAGATGTCAGTCATGCCATGACTATAAACAGGCAGGTGTAATCCCACCATTTCCACCAATGAAGGGGCACAATCAAAGGTGTAAGACTATGTTACAATATAAAATAGAAGTGGTTCTTCAGAATGGAGAACCAGCCAACCTCTATGCACCAGATGCATATGAGGCCCAGTGTATAGCAGAAGAATTCGCATCGGCACGAGTTGTGCCCATAGTAATAGCATGGTAGATGATATCAATGTACTATAAAATTGAAGCGTTATTTGGTGAAGTTGTTGAGTCAGTCAATACACTAACATTAACAGATGCAGAGGTAGAGGAACAAGACTTCCTGCTTGCAGGGGCAGAAGTACAAGTGTACAAAATGTATGGGGTGATGCCCTGTGCATTCTAAAGTAAAGCAAGATGAAATCAAGTCATATGCCATTAAGTTGGCAGTAGGTCATGGGCTGATGACATATAAGATGTCATCACTCCCCAAGTTCTATTCAGATATCAGGAAATCAGTAAAGCACTATCCTGATATTAGTGATGCAGAGATAGCAATCGAACTGACAAAGATCATGTTTGACCGCATAAAGATGGGATGGTAACATGAAAACTAAAGTTGTAGAGGGAAAGGTAACGGCAATCACCGTTACTTTTGAAAGTATGACTCTATCAGTATCAGAGTATGTCTTCTTAAACAAAAAGTTTGGAGAATTCAAACTCGATTATTATATCGATGGAATTATTAGCAGGTTGAGAAGCTACGAAAACAACACATATTGGATGGATAGCCCAGAAACCGTCCAAATGTGGACGGATGCCTGTAAGATACAGGCAAGAATGATAGAGTCAATGAACTCTATCTCACAAAAAGGAGAGTGGAAAATAAAACATGAAAAGAATGGGATATGTGATACATATGAGTAATTTCACTATCAAGCAAAGAGAGTTGATGATGATAATGTGGGACATTTTATGGGATGACCCACAGGAGTGGTACAAAGTACCAGATATCACTTCCCATAAAGCCCGTACATTGAGAGCATTGGAGAGGAAAGGATGGATAAGAGTACTGCACAGAACTGATACAGGTTGCCCCTGTGTCATACGCCCAAGATACCCAAAGTAGATGGGCCTCCTATTAGCACAACAGGCAATTAGCCTAAATGTGCATTCAATCAAAACACCTATTTTCACACAGGGACATCCGGGTTCACATACGGATGTCCTTCTACCCACCTGAGCACGTGGGTTACCAACTACTCAACAGGAGATAATCATGGTAGACCCATACGAAGCCAAACTCCGAAAGGAGTGGTGCCTCGGTAAGTTGCTGTATCTTAAGTCAGCAATGACACCAAAGCAAACCGAGTTAATCAGAAAACTGATTGAACTCGAGGGAACCCCATATTATTGGGGCGAGAGTGATGACTTCAAAGACATAACTGTCAAAGAGTTACAGCAGAAATGCTTTAACTGCTGTTACTATGACAGTTACAGTGTTTATTATAGGGACGTGAAATAAAATGGCAGAACTAATTGTACCGAATAACATGGCTTCGTCAGAAGTCGGAGTGCCCAGCAAAGGTGGGGCACTAAAAGTGTACTACAATGCGAACAACTATCGACAATCTATTCGCACCATAGACAATGCGATACGACTACACAAGTACTTCTTTGAGGAGTACCAGAAGATACACGAGGTGAAGTAAATGACAGGGTATGTTCCGATGCAATATAACTCGGAAACAAAAAGGATGGAATTCATTCCGACAAAGACTGCTCTCAAAGCAGCAGTTAAGGCTGGGAGAGAACTCCCAGTCATCAACCCCAATCATCAGGATGAATACAATCGAGCAGTTGCAGAAACTGTGGCTATAGTAGGGCCTGATCCCTACAAGAACCGCAAGTGGTACGCCACAGTCACAGTTGACTGTGAGGGATTTATTGTAACGGTGAAATAAAATGGCAGAGAAATATAACGGATGGACAAACTATGAGACATGGGCGGTTAACCTGTGGCTCACTAATGATGCAGAAAGTTATAGATATTACTCTAAACTCTCTGTGGATGAGTTAAAAGAAGAAATAGAGAACAGTGCACCCACCAATGGGTGCTGTAATCTCTATGCAGACTTGTTGAATTCGGCTCTTTCCAGTGTAAACTGGTATGAGATCGTTAAGTCATTTAGGAGTGATGAGTAATGTTAGCAACAGTTAGATGTAAAAAGTGCAACATAACATTTAAACTAGACATAGGTGATAAGTCACCTGATGAAGTTGTAGAAGGATGGAAGAACATAGATAGTTTCCACTGCAAAGTAGGTTGCCATGTGGAATTGAGTAGCCCAGCCAACTACTGGAACATAATTTCACTGGGAGAAGGTCATGCTCCCTCCGATGAAGAGTTCATGGAGCGGTTTAAAGGCCGTGAAACATGGACTACCGAGGAGTTTAGTCAACAGTTTAAAGATATTGGGTTCTGTGCTCCATGTGTCACAGGGACACATATCCCAACAGGAAGGAAGATGGTGCTGGAGTTCTGTCACACTCCATCAGGAAAACGTATTTATTATGACTAAATATAGAACGTGCCGGATATGTAAATGCAGGATAAACATATCCAAACAAAACCATTCTTATGGTATCATAGGAAGGGTTAAACACTTCTTTTGTTGGGAGTGTTCAGGTGTAAAGGCAGATGAATACCTAGATAACGGAGGTGAATAATGGTTTGTAGATTTTACCATCACCTATCACCTGATGAGGGTGATGGAGAGACATGTGAGTATGAAGATGCTTACTGTCCAATGTATAGCGAAGAAAGAGGCCAACAGTTACTCTGTGAGGATGTAAGTGGATGGCAATGCATCAATGTTGACACAAGAGACCCCGATGATGCCTACGAGAGGTGGAGGGATGAAAGGAGTGAACACAATGACTAAACAGTACAAAGTAACACTGTCCTTTGGCAGTGGTAAAATGGGAGCGTCAGATGGATCAAAGACAAAGGCCATTGGGCCTGATGGATTAATAAGATCCATCAACACCAATCCGTTATCAAATCCATTCTGTATGTATAATAGTCAGATAACCACACCATGGAATGTGTGTGGTCACTGCTATTCCATCAAAATGTGTAGACAATCACGCCAGAACTGTGTAGGTGCATGGGAGCGTAACTCCATAGCACTAAGTAATATGTCTTTGGAGGCTAAAGACTTCCAACCTCCCAGACCAGAGGAGGATGTCATACGTATTAACAGTCATGGTGAACTGATAAACCGGCAGCATCTTCTGAACACATATGAGTTTGCCAATGCATATCCCAATGTGTTGGTGGTGTTGTGGACAAAGAGGGCCAATCTTTTACTGGGGACAATCCAACCCCCAGAGAACTATAGAATAATCTATAGTAACCCTAGCCTTGATCATGTGAGACATAGACCCCCAATAGAAACAGGTATAATAAATGGGATATTTAATGTGGTTACTAATCACAATGACCCAGAGATAAACTGCATTGGGAAATGTAGAGCATGTATGCGATGTTACCAATGGGATGAGATGCCCGGTGTGATAATAGAAGGGATGAAGAAATAATTAATCATCCCTTCCTCCTATATTCTGGCCCTGATAGCCATTGCTATGGTTGTCAGGCGATTAACGGAGGAACAAAAAATGGTAGCAAACACAACCACCAACAACATGGTACAGAATCTGAACAACATCCTGAATCAGATCAAATACATGGATGAACAGTTATTAAAGTTCAGTGTACTCTATGCAAATACACCTATTGAACAGGATGTAGCCATGAAGATGGCGATGTTCGAGATGCAGATTAACCAACTATCAGCCAAGGCTGATGGGTTAATCAACCATATATCCAAATATACATACAATTACCGCATGTGAGCGGTAACTCACTCAAATTTTTAAGGTGATTACAATGAAACTAAAAATATATTTTGACGATAAGACATCTGTTGAGTACTATTGTATACAGTCGATGTATCATGACAACATCAATGACATCTCCCTATTCTACTTGGAAGATGGTAGTGATTTATTCTATCATGATGGTGACAAGAAGATAACAGTGTATAACGATGGAATGAGCATAAACAGTATACCATCCCTCATCTACAAAAATATTCGATCCATCTCACTATACTAATCTTTTTATCACCACACAATAACAGTGGGTCATACCATTGTCATTGCATAACCCAGCGTGCAGGGTGAATTGCACTTGGCAATCATAGCACGAAAAGTACGAGATTGCCGTTGGGTAATTCCAGCAATATGCCCTTAAGTTGGGACTCCTTATCGCCCCTATAATACATGGCCTACCATTAAGCGCCATGCCCCAACCTAACATATTAGGCGCCAATTAAAACACGAGGCCCAAATAGCAGTTAGACTAATTCAGCAAAACCCACATACAAATAATAAGCCAATTTTCATTAAGCGAAAAAATTATATTAAATCAGTTATACTTTAATCAACTAGACACTATCTATGCCACGCTGCACTATCTCTATGGCTATATCCTTAACAGCCACGGGTTTATACCTGCCATCCTCAAAAACCAGCAAATTATCCTTATTAACTATCACCCGCATCATCTTCATTAGGCCCACATGTATAGCAAAATGCTGCTCTATATCCCTACAGACATATACATTAGCCTCATCTGTATTAGACGGATCACAATCAATATAATGTCGCCTAAATGCCATTGGATCAACTAACATCAAGTCCTTCACATAGTCCAAAATATCATTAATCGGCCTACTAAACAGCACCTGTAACTCAAAGATATCCTTCGTAATAAACCATTCAGGCAATAATTGACGCTCTTCGGAGCTCCAAACTGACATGTCCCTCTTTGGTGTCTTCTGTGACGTAGTACCCCACCTACTACTTATCAAAGGTGTCCGCATAATAACAGAAGGCTCTCCTTTTCGCTTTAAATTCTGAACGGCCCTATATACCTGCCTCGTTGACACTTTCATAGCCTCTGCCATCTCCTGCGCGGTCTGCTTTCCATACATATTTATCACATAACCCTCTAACTCCGTACAACGCATATTTATCTATTTAAGCCCCAAATATTTAACCTTTTTCTACATGTGACATACCACTACAGGCCATCTATGACCATACTGCACCCTGCTCAAATCGAGTTCATAAATTAGCCTCTGATTGTCCATTAAATGGCGTAAATCGTTCTGAATACATGCGACATGCATTCTAAGGCCGTAGGAGGCTGCGCGTTTTTTTGGGCATTTTAATCAATTTTTTTTCCCTTAAACGGATTTTAATCGCTCTGAATACATGCGACATGCGTGTAAAAATCGAAATGCTCGTTTTTTGCTTAGATGGAATCGGGGTTCAGAATGGACTCCGATTGACTTTTGCAGCAAAACGAACATATAAATAATACGATTAGCGTCCATGTTTCGAGCATATAAAGATTTCACATTTTATTAAAAAAAACTCTCACATAACGACATTTTTAGAAGGGGGTCAAGGTTTAGGGTCTTGACCATGTAAAAATACACCCACCACAAAAATATGTAATTCTAAGACAAAAGGTAATAAATCACGAAACACCTTGTTGTAGAGATATCTTCCCAACACTATATAAAACCACCCCTTCAATCTCCCCGTATCATCCCCCAAATTTAATCCCCCCATTACCTACACAACAACCCTTAAGTATCACTCCCAAAAACTTCCAAACAACGCTGCGCTCATTTCCCAATAAGCCAACTTTTACAGCCAAATTACCTTTACTTTCTTTACAATCTTAACAACCTTTATATGCTGATAAACCAACCTATTATAGTGCAACGGATGTGGAATTACCCATCCACCGCATGTGGCCGTTTACCCGAGCAATCGCTTGCGATTGTGAGATCCCACTAAATCACCAGCATAATCTGAAGTGAGTTCCATCCAAGATAGAGTAAGTACTCGGTTTTATTTCATAAAACCTCAAACAGGGTACATATGCAGGCCAGTGGGTGGAATGATGTAAGCGGGTCTGTTTACCTCAAATAACGCAATTTACTACGTAAATTGCTTAACTAATCTCAAACCCTATTTAGACTAAAATTGAAGAGATTTAACATGACTACTAAAATAGCCTACGTTAAGACCTACATAGATTGCTGTGATACACGGTGCCCTCACTTCCAGCGGATACGTGGCGACCCAGCAGTATACGGTCATTGTGCCAGATTTTTAACCCACAAGCCCGTAACAATGTCAGAAATCGCAGACAAACCATTCCCTGACTTCTGTCAACTAGAAGACTTTTGACATCCTATGACTAAAGAACTCCGTGTAGACGTTAAATACGTCACAGTGAGCGATGCAACAAGCGATGTCCAAACATCTCTATTACACCGCCCAATCACTATCAAAGTGACCAACAACAATGGCAAGTGGACTCAATTCATAGAGTGCCCTAACTCCCTTGTAATGTATAAATGTGATGAAGTAGTAATCGATGAAAACCCTGACATGGTAATTGTCCTAGTTAAACTAGCAGAGGAGTAAGATAAAATCATGACAAACGCAGCACCAAGAATGAACTTAAACCCCAAGAATCTAAACAGCAGACAACCCCGTTACACCCTCGAACAAATCAGTCACTATACCAACTACCTTGACACAGCCCACAGTGAACCCCTTTATCGAGCACTAAACAATCCCACACCCTTTAACTGTGTAGTCAACGACCATACCAACGAGGCCGTCTGTACCACCTCCCAGATGTATAGCATCATCCAGCACAAACAAGCCATAGATACCGTTCTCCTTGGCCTCCAAGGTGAAGGAATCGAAGCCAAAGGTATCATCAAAGACTATGGCAATGTCGCAGTCCTTGAACTCCTCTTTGACAACGCTGTCAAAGCCAACGACAACCAGCCAGTCACCATGGGTATCCGCTTCGTTAATTCCTTTAACAAGTCCACAGGCTTCTCCGGTGGTGCTTATGCATGGAGACAAATTTGTAGCAACGGTATGCACGCCATGGCCCTGCTCCGTAACACTAACATCTACTTCAAGCACATCGGCGAGGCAGAACTACGTATGGAGAAAGCCATCGGTAAATTTATGAACAACTTGACCCGCAACGAGGAACTCCTAGTTTCCTTCATCAACACTGCCCTCGATACCCCTGTTCGCTTCAAGGACAACGCCGAGAAAATAGCCACCATCGCAGCCTATGTCGGAAGCGAACGCCGGGCTAAATCCGTTATCGAAGTCACAGGCATACCTAACGACACCGATGTCTACAGCCTTTACAACGCCATAACCGACTACGCAAGTCACCAAGAAATGTCCTACAGTATGGTCAATACCTTGCAACAGGGTGCTCAACACCTACTTTCCAATGCCCGTGACTTCTCCGTAATCGAAGCAGTCCCAGTGTCCACCTAAACAGAGGTTAAACAGAATGATGAACATACCACCCACCCAACAATTTTCAGCCATAGGCAAAGGTGTCAAACTCGCATGGCTTATCACCATGTCCGCAGTTTCTAAAGAAACTGCTCAATTTAAAAAAATTGTAGTAGTAGCAAACAACCTCCGAGAAATCGTCAACCACTATGATGACGTAATCGAAGCCCAATGTCTGGGAGAAGGAGAGTACCTCCTCAGTACCGGAGAAGTGACTTTAATATGACCAATATGACCAACGAAACACCATTCCCCAAGTACCTACTGATAGAACGTCTAACCAACGAAGATAACAGCAACAGCCCTGATATAATCGAGATGGTCAACGACTTCGATACCGCCATCACCAACATGATTTGGTATAACAGCAGGGGACGTGACATCGAAATCTATACCCTGATGGACAAGCTCGGTGTTGGATGGTGCAAGAAGGGGGCCAGTGCCTGTCCCCCATCGCCCCCCGCGCCCTCCTCGATTGAAAACAAAAGGGCTGTACTACCAGCTTATGGCCCTTACATGAAAGGAAAGACGACCATACAAACATGACAGTATCATACAAAGGAGAACAACCATGATTGACAAAGAAGGAACCCTGAAACAACAAATTTACAGATGTGTAGCTTGTTTAGAAAGAATATGCACATTGACTACAGACATACATCCCATATGTTGTCCAAATATACCCGGAAGAACCACAAATTGGGTAAAACTTACCCAGCCACCAAACAGAGACACAGTTGCCAGAATAGTTGATAAAATTATGGAGGAACTATGATAACCTGCTTGAACTGCGGTAACGACATCTTTTATGACCAATGTGATGACACAGCCTACATTGATGACGATGAGGACACCTTTTGTTCACCTGAATGTGCCCTTGAAGCACATGGACACGACCTTCACCTAACCTGTGAAAAATGTAACACCGAAGTAGTCATTCCATGTAGCATCGAAGGTAAAATTCTCTGTCGTAAATGTGCCCTGAAATCACTCAAAATCAGGAGACTGACAGAGGACAAATATGATGAACTATGCCCAGACAACGGAGACTAACCATGAAAGTAGAATTTCTGAATGAATCAGGTACTGATATATACAGTGTAACATGTGTAACCAAATACATACCTGAAAGCCGTGTCAACCACCCGGCCTTCAACACAATTGAAAAGGAATTCGTCTTTAACAAAAAAGATAAAGCAGTTTATATCTTCAATCAGGGTGCTAAAACTCACAACAATGTTATTGAGGATGTCCATTCTTTCAAACTAACCAATAACCCAGTCATGAAAGCAGAAGTATATGCACATGATAAACTGGACAAGCCAGCATTCATGATTTATGACATCACTCGAATACGAACCTTTGCAACGGTCACAGTCTACGACACCGACCGTGGTGATGTATTCACCTACACTCCATCCCTGAAACGACTATTCAGGTCATCTACGACTCATGACAGTGTCAGTAACTACCTATTTGAAGAAAAGATAGACTGCATAGAAGTTGATGCCCATGATTCTTGACCTGCACATAGTTCCATGGGTACATTGCCCAGTCCAAACCTGTGGAATGACCATCAAATTCTGCAAGATGTGCAAATATCACATAGGTATCGTAGACAACATAGTAAAATGCAGGGTTCTCGAATCCTACAAGGATGCACCATGACCAATACCTTTGACATCATCCCATGGGTTAACTGTCCCATAATGATAGGAGGCTGTATCCTTTCCATGTGCAAGAAGTGTAAGTACCACATTAAATTACTGAATGACCAAGTGCAGTGTAATGCCTTGGATGACTACCATGACAACATACTGTGACATTTGTGGAGATGAAAGACACCATGACAATCTACTCACCATTTGGCTTTCCAGTGGACATCATCCGCGTAACAAGCCATTGCAATGTACGAGTCCAGTTTCAGGATGGCTCGAAGAAAGACTACCATATCGCTGAACTCAAAGCCGATGGCGGTTACATAGAGGTCAGAAAAGCCATAGAAAGCGTAGCACACAAAAACCGAATGGCACCGCCGCAGGAATACTTATCTGATTGTCAAGTAAAGGCACTCCGGGCCATCATTTATGATGGTGCCTATCCAGTAGCATGGATACGTCGTAGTGACCTAGCTAAAATCTATGGCTATAAAAACATGCATCCTGATGTCCAGAAAGCCATAGGAAAGATAGCCGACAACTTTGAAGTCTTCGTAGAGCAACTATCAAAATACATGAACTCGGCTCTCGATGAACACGTAACCTATCTAATTAACCAAGAGGCTAAACAATGAACTGTCCATTTTTTTACACAGCCCAAGACAATGGTGACTCCTATGGTTGTGACATAGATTACTGTCCCTTCTACAAGCAAAAATATCATGAGATGATAAAGCGAGAGAAGTGCGAATCAGTAGAAAAATCACCTATAGGTAAGAAAATCGAAAAATTATCTGAAGTCATCCATGGACAAGACCTGATGTATTACATATCAGTGTCCAACCACGAAATGTACAAACAAATAATGGAATATGCCCGATGGCAACTAAAACAACAGGAGTTAGCAACATGACTGAACCAAACATGATAACACCACTAAACATACTGGCAACCTACATGAAAATGATAGGTTCAGAACCGAAAAACGTAGATCAGAAAGATTTAATATCACTAATGAGAATACCAAACGATCAACTACTCATCCTAGAAAGCCAAATGAAAGAGGAATGCCTCGTAACCATGCAGAAGGTAACAGAGAGATTCATCAAAAACTACCTTCTAACAATAAACTCACCATTAACAGTCAACTGGGAGGCCAGAGATGTCAACTCAACACACATGCAGTAAGTGTAATCACGAAGTTGTAGCCCTCTACAGCCCCATCACAGAAAAATACTACTGCAGCACTGACTGCTGGATTGATGACAGCAATCGAATCGAACACCTTGAAGCCATCTACTGCAACGACTGTGAAACCGAACTCATCACACAGAACGGCGAAGTCTTCTACGATATTAACAGAAAGAGAATCCTCTGCAAGACCTGTGCCATGACCTACGATCATCTTGAACCTTTCTACGGCGATGACGATGAGGACTGAACAAGAAATCCAAGAGGCACTGATCCAGATGCAAAACACACCACCACCCATGCAACCCTACTGCGAACAGTACATCTATATGGGAGTCATCAGGGCACTAGACTGGGTACTCAACGACAAAAGCAAAGAAAATATTGAATGGATGTAACTTAAAATGACAACCAACTTTGTATGTCCCTATAACAACTGGAAGGCTAAAAAATGACCCTGATATCTTGCAGTGCATGTGGATGTGATTACATCTACAAGAAAAGCAACTTCAAATACACCTTAACAATCAAGGTCAAGACCTGTATGAAAGACCTGGAAACCCGACCCACAATCAAAAAGGTATTTTGCTCCCAGCGATGTTTAAATGCCTACTTATCCAAATACCTCGAAGAATACCACAAGTACCTATTAACAGAGGCCCAAATATGATTGAATATAGATGTGATAACTGTGGTATTGTCATGGAAGAAGGTAGCATAGTCCACCAGTTTGTAATCTTTTACCACAAAATGCAGCCTGAAGAAGTGCTCTGTGGGCATTGCTTTGACGAAAACTGGCGTGATGCCAGCGATGAGGATTAACCATGGAACTAAAAGGTTTAGGCAAGGGTGCCTTCATCCAAATCCTATCTTATATCCATGGCCCAGTTATCAACAAGGTCGAGAGATTACCCGATAGGTCTATCATCACCCACTACTACAAAGACAGCCAACGGATAGCCACCTTCCGTGACAGGTTCAAAAGTGGCTTCATTGAAGATGTTAACCAAGAGGTAAGTAACAGCATGACATTAAACAACAACATCTATGTATCTGAATACGAAATTCTGAACTCCATCTACAGCATCAAAAAAGTAGATAACAACTGGATTCTATTCAACAAGCTAACCAACAGACCATATTCACCACCATCCATGTTCTCTACCCCTGACCTAGCCTACTCCTATTACCTCAATCACTTACGGAGTGACAGCATATGATAGGTGAAAGAATGACACTGATTGACGGACGAGCATGGAAATGTGACCAATGTGGTGATGGTGTCTACTGTTATCTAATCTATGATTTTAGCAGAGTTAAGCCATCATATTGCCCAGTCGATGGAGAAGACAATGAACCTTGCTGGGAGTGTTTAGACTAATGATATTAACCATTGTCTACAAGAGTGGAATTGAAATAAATATTCCCGAAGTAACACACTGTATGTACGATGCTCAAACAGGTTACTGTCATTATTCCTTCATATCAAACGATAGAGTAGAACGAAGGATGACCATTGAGCATGAACAAGTCTTTGAAGGTAACATCTTAATTAACGAAAGCAGAATTGCAAAGGTGATAGTCAATGACTAAATTAAAAGAGTTAGTTGACCTTGAAACCGCGATTAAAACGAAATTGAGCGTTGATGTAAATAAGCTGATTCCTTGTGATGCTTGTGCCGGGTGTAATTTCTTTATGGTTGGAAAAAAGGACTGTTGTCTGGTTGTAGAATTAAGGAGAATATGCAACGGGTAGAAAATTATCTAAATTAATGTGTATAGATTGTTTTAAAAGCATCTATATACGGAGAGAAGATGATGACTGAAGAATTGATTGTTGCAATAATAATCCAAAAAGACCTTGGCATGTCCTGTGGGAAGATTGGCGTTCAATGTGCTCACGGATTATCTAATATGTTCATGAACTACGAAGAAGCCGGTATCATGATTAGAACTTTAAACGATTGGTATTTTAATCATGATCAGAAAAAGATTGTTCTTAAAGTTCAAGATAAAAGTACTTTACATGCAGTCGAAAGTGAACTGGAGTATAATGAGATAGCATTTGAGCAGATATACGATTTGGGTCTCACTCAACTAGATGGTGAAACCCTTACAGGCATCTGTACATATCCAGTGGATAAAATTATCTTGGAACCATTTATCAAAGGACTGAAGTTATTATGAAAAGTGAACAGGAAATTCGAGAAAGACTATTTCGCTATAAAGAGATGGAAAAGCAGGATATTATTGGACTTGTTTCAATTGGTTTAATGGAATTAGAGTGGGTATTAGAAGAAGAACAAGGGGAACTAATATGAAAAGTGAACAGGAAATAACCAAGTTAACATTATGCATTGACTTTGATGGTGTCATCCATAGTTATTCCAAAGGATGGCAAGACGGAAGCATCTATGATGCACCAGTACCCGGTGCTTTAGATTTCATCAAAGAAGCCTTAAAACATTTCAAAGTGGTCATCTATAGCACCAGAGCATCAACACAATCAGGACAACTCGACATCCTAAATTACTTAATTGACCATAAATTTCCAACCAACACCCTAGAGATAACAGACAAAAAGCCAATAGCCTTCTTAACCATTGATGACAGAGCCATCTTATTCACTGGTAAATTCCCATCCATACAAGAGATTATTGACTTCAAAACATGGAATGCATCATCATGACACATGAAAACTAAAGAAGAGATTAAGCAGAGACTTGCATATTGTAAGGAAAATGAACCTGCCTTTATGAATAGACCTGAAAGATATTTTCGAGGATATATTGATGCTTTAACATGGATAATAGAAGAGGAACAGGGGAATTAACATGAAAAGATGTAAGAAATGTGGTATATTTTTACGTTCTGATAATAAATCAGGTGTATGTTATATTTGTCAGACAGGTATATCATTTGCCAGACGAAAGACGACTGATGCTGAACAACTAAAAGCCAAGGACTTTTTAATATCCAATAACTTTCCGTCAACTGTCCATCGTGATGATATTGTTGACTTAATTTGTCCACATAACATCTACAAAAACAGTAAAAGTCTGGATAAAGAAGAAGTTAGATTAATCAGACGAACAGTTTCCTATGTTCTGAAAGAACATGGCTATACCAAGTCAAATAGCAGAGGAACAATATGGAGCAATGCAAGACTTGCAGATACAACCTGCTAATCGAACCCATATCTCACACCGAGATTTGCCTATTAACCAAAAAAGCATCACCATGCTTCAAGACAGTAATCTACACCCTATGCAAAGAAGTAATCAACTGTCCATTAGAAGAAATGGAGTTAGGATTTATATGAAATCTATGGTATTAACAATATTCCAAGAACTCTACGAGCAAGGCAGCATTGATGCTAATGACCCCTACTTAATCGAGGCTTTCCAATGAAAGATGAAGTAGCATGTTCATGTTGTAAGAAACTTATTAAACCAGATGACCTGGTCTTCATTCTCAAAGGCCACACATTCATTTGTTGTAGCCTTGGATGTCTAATCAACGTCTATGGCATAAACGTACGGACAATGAAATTAAAGGACTTCGCCCACAAATGTCACAAGTATAAGGAGATGATTAAAGAATATGACAAATCTAATTAATTGCACAGCACACAACATCGTTTTATTTATCAAAGAAAACGAGAAGATAACCATCAAACCTTCAGGATACCGAAGCAGAATAACTTACGATCAGTATTTTGAAGATAACATCGAAGTCAATGACGTTGATATCCCCATCTATATAAATTCCTATAACCATCACAGTGGCTTACCACCGCCTGAAAAGGATACTCTTTGTATCGTCTCAATGATGGCTGCCTGTGAATTAGCTAACATACGTGATGACTTAATAGTGCCCAATACAGCCCCAACAGCCTGTATACGTGACGAATACGGAAACATAAAGGGTGTCTCATCCTTCTTAAAGATTACAGGGAGATAGATAATCATGACCTTAAACTTCATTATATCTGATGTCCATTTGATGTCAGATACATCAAAAGAAAAACAACAGTTAATAATAACCTTTTACGATTATGTAAAAGAAAATGGTCATCAACTAATTAACCTAGGTGACTACTTTGATTTCTGGAGATCAAATAACACAGATTGCATCATCCACAATGTAAATGTAATTGAAACTGAACCTGTAGATGCCATCTACATTATAGGTAATCACGATTACCTTGGAGATTCCTTTGGATATTATAGATACAAAACAAAGGATAAGATAATTTATACACATGGCTGTGAACTTGATGTTGTAGCCAACATGGAAGGTTTATCCTACTACAATTACATGAGGATAGCCAAGAGGTTGTCAGCCAATGGAACTGCAGTTGGCTCTGTTTTATCTACCATGTGGAATTTCTCTGATTATGCTGGTAAAATATGGAGGTTTACCCGAAATCACGGAGACTGGGACAACGACATCACCCGCATTGAGCAACTGGTAGCCAACAACCTATCCCATAAGTTATGTCGTAATATCCCCCGTGACTTCTATGTCTTCTTTGGTCATACCCACCGACAGTATGTAGGGCCATATGGTGCAAACCCCGGAGCATTCCCCGATTACCTAATCTATAACGATGAATCTAAATTAATTACATTAAAGACTTGGAGAGGATTTTATGAGGACAATAAAAATAACTTTAGCCCTCGCACTATTACTAATCAGCCTGTTGATATCCCCAGCAGTTAGCTCAATGACCAGTTGTGAGAAGGCTAGTAACAACCCATCAGATATGGTGGCATTAGGAGACTGTAACTGGGAAAACCACAATGTTGAGGGAGCAGAAGATGCTTATAGCCAGACATCTGGAGTAACTTACCTGGCCAAGATGGGAGAGGTTAAACTTAAAACAGGAGATTATAAAGAAGGCAGACGTATGCTCTTACTTTCAGAGCAGTGGGAGACTCTATGTGCCTATGAGTACAACAATGATTACAAGAGAGAAGCAGCAGATGACTGCATTCAGATGGGGCCTAATGATAGGGCTGTATTTGCCAATGTAGACAGTGGTCAGTGTGACAGAGCAATTGACCTAGTTAAAAACTATGGTTACTGTGCTGAAGAGTCTTATTGCAGAGATTATGCCTATGCCTGTAAAGCATATGATAGACCCTTGTTACCCTACGCAACAGACAAAGTTGACTGGCCTCGTATAATCGTAATGATATTAGTTCTCTTTATTATCATTGGATTACCAACAGTAGTTATCTTGGGAACATGGGATGTTAAGAGAAAACAGAGGAGAGATAAGAAATGAAAGAGGTAGTTGCTAATCAATTTGCAAACAAAGACATTTATCAGAAGGTAACAGATTATCTGGAAAGACACAATTATCCTAGGCTGGTCAATCGTGACAGCCTAATTATCTCTGTGTTCCCAGAAGCTTTCCCTGATAAGTGGTCGCAGCGCAATATGAAGATAATCAGGAAGTTTAGGAAGTCAACTTCCCTCTCCCTTATATATCACAAGTATACAAGGGATAATAGCATTGGAAGTATATACAGGAGATATAATGGATGATTTTCAAATTGAGTGCATAACAACGTCTGTTATAGAGAAATTAAGTAAGTATCCATTAACCAAAATGGTTAAGCAGGATGTACTTACGAAGACTTACCAACTTATAAATGAAACTCTCAAAGAGTGGAGGTAACCAAAGTGTAATATAGTTTCAGAGTCCATAGAAGTATGGTGGTTTGTTATACTATATACCTCAAGTTATGTCTTGTGTATCTCTAACAAACCAGCTATTTCTTGACGAAATTAATACAGGGGTCTTAGTTCCACCACCACCCCTGTATACCTTTATATTGGTTCGCTTGGTATGTATATATATATGAGTGACACCAATCTCCGCGAAATATATACTTACTTTGTCGAAGAAGAAAAGAAACGTGTCGCTATGGGTAATAAAGCCGATACTATAAGAACTTTTGTTAAGTTATTATCAGCACAGTTTAATGAAACTAAATTGGTCAGGTCGGCTACATGGCACGCACTGAAGAACAAACATGAAGAAAAAAACATCACCCAAAGTTATTTTGGACATGTTGTATCTGAAGAGTGGGAGACAATTTGTGATAAGGATGGCGTGATATGGATAGATCTAACAAGACCACGGAGAAGAAAGTGAAACCTCTATTAACAGTAAGCAACTTAAGCAGACTTAAGTCACCTCATATTATCTCTACCTTCCTATCTTCGCCGTATGCAAATTCATCAGTTAACATAGAGGTAACAGGGCGACAAAAACGGAATGTTTACATCGCTTTACATCAATACCTAAAGATACACCCTAATATCCCTGTAGAAGTCAACATGATAGAGGGTACTATTGTTTTATCTAAGAGGTAAGACAATCAAATGACTTTAGGTGATAATATCATCCAGTTCTATGAGAACAACTGGAAGGATGATGAATTCTATACCATAAGTGACTTCGTTAAGATCTTTGATGCTAATAGACATGCTATTCGACACCATCTAATTAGAATGGTAAAGAAAGGCCACCTATTCAGAATCAAATATGAAAGATATACATGGTATGGAAAGTCTATGCACCTTGAGGTGTTTAGACGATTTGAAATAATTGGAGTTGAACTCGAATGAAAGTACAAAAGGTATCTACATCAAGCCTTGAGAGTTACTCCCCAAGACAACAGGAAGAAACCAACATGACAGCAGACTACGTAAAACTTTTAAACGATGCCGGAATTGAGAATGCAGAAGAAGTTGTCGAGAAGATAACTGCAAAGGTAAATGAAGCATGTAAAGGAGAAAAACCTGATTTCATTGCTGCAGCTCTTGATACCAAAATTAAACAGTATGCAAGCAAGCCAAAAGGAGATAGATTTAGTGGTATACTTGTAGCACTCGGAGACATCAAAGATACCAACCAATACTCAAAGAACATGGCAATCAAAGCCTACAATGACAACCCGACAGTTGCACTCCGTAAGAAGATGGTTCAGGTTGTATCGGGAGAAGTAATCCCCCTTGATGACAAGAAATTCTTTGATAAGGCAGGTAAGAATCCAAATCCTAACTATGGCAAACCCCTGAAAACCAGACTCTCACGTAGTGGTATTCTCCTAACCGAAGATAATAACCTAATCAATGTCTATGGAGACTTTGATGCTCAACTTGGTGCCTACGTTACCTTAACAGGCAACTACAACAAAGACAAAAATATCATCAACGTTAACACCAATGGTTGCAAACTTGGAGACGAAGTAGACCCAAGTGATGTATGGAAGACCTTATTTGCAGCAGGCAAGAAGTCATCTGTGGCAGTATCCCTAAGCAAAGTCTTTGGTCTCAAGAATAACACAGTCTTCATGACTACAGGGGTAGTAGCAGCAAGCCGGGAGACTTCAAACGGTGGTGCTATGCTCAATATCTCTGACGAAACAGTAGATGAAGAGTTAACTGCATTCAGTGATTCAGAAGAAGTTAAAGATAACATGCTCAATGTTGCACCCGGTAACCAAGTAATAATCATTGGACGCACCAAATCCTACGTCAACAGGCGTGGTGACGATGTTTTCAACGCAGTTATCACAGGAGTAACTGTTAATCCAGAGAGTAGTAAACTTGCTGACACCCTGAAGGACATAGATATCGATGATATCTAAGGATAAAATTTTATCCTTTCTAAATTCCAGATTAGATTGTATGCTGGGCACAGAAATGAAGGCATTTACAAAGAACTTAATTCATAAAATCGAAGAAGGAGACTTTAACTACAATGGCATTCGGAGCGAAGAAGACAACAGTTGACAACGAAGTACCCTCTGTCAACCTATTAGACATCTTTAAACCATCAATTGACTTGGAAGTTGTACCAGCCCTGCACATGGCTATCTATGGACGGGCCAAGACAGGAAAATCATGGTTTAGCCTGACAGCAAAGCCACCCATCTACATAATAGATACCGAAGGAAGCATCAAAATCAACATCAAAAGTTTCCCAGAGGAAATCCGTAACCAAATATTTATAGCAGAAGTCTTACTGGCAGCCGACAAGCTAAACAGAAAGATTGACTTAACCAAGTCCTTACAAGCACTAACAGATGCAATTGACTTAATCACTACCCACACCATGTCTCAAGATATCACAGGGACAATAGTGATTGACTCAGCAACCGACATCTGGGACTGGCTTGGCATCTGGCTTGAAGATGGACTCGGCAAGGGCGAAGGTGACCGCATCAACCGCCTAGAGTGGGGTAAAGCTAACAAACGATACACCCAGCTAATGTATATGTTACTTAGGTCTAACTGGAATGTAATCATGACCTTCAGAGCAGCCCCAGCCGTAGACAACAAAGGCAGTGACCTAGGCTACGACAAAGCAAGATGGCAGAAAAACTCTGAATACTGGTTTGACTTAATAGCCGAGATTACCCGAGAAGGTAGCGATCACATAATCCAGACGACTGGTGGGAGATTCGGAGATGAGACTTTAGACTTTACCAATGCAACATGGACAGAAGTAAGAGATGAGATATCCAGTAAATCAGGAGTGAAATTTATTACATGACAGCATTTGCAGGAGATAACGATGATAAACCTCAACGACTTCAAAAGAAATCAGAGAGACAATCCTTTGCTTTTATACTTGAAAAAATCAGGGATTATATAGATGCTAAAGATGGTGTCTATAAAAAAGACCCCATGTATAAAATAGACATTGAAGATGCTTTATCCCAATTAAAAATAAAGGCAATACGTGCCCAACTGGTAGTCCACAAGGCCAAACTCGAAGATGAGCTTATGGACTGTGTTATCTACAGCATCTTAATTATGGAGCGGTTATCCAAAGATGAGAGATACTTTAATGAACAGTAGGTGGTTTTACTCTGAAGTTTATTCCCTTCATAAGAAAAGGAGACCACGTTAATGTACTCAAACGAGCAAATTTCGATTCTATATGTCTGGGAGATGAACTTTGGGATGAGTCGGACAGTAGGGATGCCATCTCCTCCATCACATGGGATACAGTTGTCATCATGCGAAAACAACAATCCTTTAAGTATTGTACCGAGATAGCCGAGTGTTTAACAGCAAAACACATTTTTATATTAACAAAACCCGGTCACACAGATGATTTACCTCACATAGGTGAGAACTACGAGGCTGCCTTCCTACTAAAATTAAATAGTAAAGTTACCTTGGAAGACTTAAAGGATGTAGCCAAGGAATGGCGAAGCTCCCGAGTACCCTACTTTATATGCAGTAACCATGCACCCGGCTTAGTTGAATACCTAAATCTAGGCAAGTACAACTATCTAATGACCAGATTCCAGAGCAATAATGTCCTCGACATAATAAACTTACGAGCCAGCAAGATAAGTGCAGTAATATCCGAGATAGTAACGTATGACCCCAAAGACATGATATTACAAAGTCTTGCTTACAAAGACAACTTATCTTCCTATGATATCAAAGGACTAATTGATGTCAGACACATCTGCGAGCGTGGTTTCAATGGTGGATGACAATGACTCCATATTTATCTGGGAGGATTCCACCTATAAGTTGGATAGAGGAAAACCCATAATTTATATTTATGGACGGAATTACCATGACCCAACCATCACCCGAGAATTCAAAGTCAAAGGTTTCAAACCCTATTTCTACGTACCAGACGACACTGCTGTCATTCTACCCTCAGTTACTTTCAGAGGAGAAGTCAGACAGGATGCCCTTGGGCGTAAAGTACGGAAAGTCTACACAGGTATGCCATCTGACGTCTCAAGATTGCGAGAGTTGTATGAATGGACAGACGAAGCCGACATCCTCTTCGATAAGCGCTTCGTCATTGATAAAAAAATCAACTATTCCTTCAGAGTATCAGAGAGTGATGAACTTACACCCGTCACAGTCGAAACTCCTCTAATCCCAAGAGTTTGTTTTTTCGACATTGAAGTCAGGGCACCCTACGGTATAGTCCCACTCCCTGACTTTGCCAATTATCCCATAGTCACTATCCAGTGCATGGACAGCTACACGAAGAAGATAACCATATTTACTATCGACATGCCCAAGATAGCAGATGACCAAGTAGCCTGCAAAGACGAACGTGAGTTACTAAAGTCCTTTTCCACATACGTAAGCCACATGGACTTTGATAGTCTATCAGGATGGTGGAGCAATGCCTATGATTTACCATACATCATCCATAGAGCTAAAAATCTAAACCAAGGAATAACCAGTTTATCTCGTCTTGGTGTACAACCTACCTGCAAACCCATCGAAGGTAGCCGTGAGTATTTTGTAAAGATAACAGGCAGACAGTGTCTTGACATGCTCGCAGCCTACAAGAAGATATCAGCTGGCAAATCTGAACTAGATGACTACGGCCTTAAAACAGTTTCCAAATCCTATGGTTTTGCCTACACAGACTACGGTGCCAACATTGATGAGCTATATAACAGTGGTAAATATGAAACTTTACTAGAGTACTGTCGTAACGATGTTCGTGCCCTAGACATAATAGATACCAAAGAAGGTATGTTTGAATTCTTTGAAGGAATGAGACATGTAGCAGGCATTAAACTAGAAGAGACCCTAATGAACTCCCGAGTTATCGAGAGTTTAATCATGCGAAATGGCATCAAACCAATGCCCACCAAACGACATGTCACTACAGGAATAGAGAAATTTGAAGGTGCCTTGGTAGTAGACCCAATCATCGGCCTACACTCCAACGTAGGTACCTTTGATGCTACTGCCTTATACCCAACCATCATGCTTGGTCTCAACATCAGTCCCGATATAGATGGAATCGTAGTCAAAACCCTCTCAATAGCAGTAGATGAACGTGAGAAGCTGAGGAAGTATCGTAATGAAACTGGTGATAACTCCAAGAAGTCTAAAGAAAACATCTGGAAGTTTATTGCCAACAGTTTCTACGGAGTCATAGGCTGGGATAAATTTCGATTATACAATGTCGAACAGGCTGCCTTGGTTACAAAGACTGGACGAGACCTAAATGTCTTCCTACAGACCTGTGCAGTTGATAAGGGTAAGACTGTTGTTGCTGGTGATAGTATAATAGGATCAACTAAAGTTTCAATTAATGGTAAATTAATTCCAATTGAACAATTGTTTACCAATGTTTCATATTCATGCCCAAATGGTAAAGAATATTGTAAACTAACAGATACTTATGCAGATACTATTGATTCAAATGGAAATCATAGAATATCTAATGTGCCCTATGTTATGAGGCATAAAACAAATAAAAAACTCTATAAAATATCATTTAACAACACACAATCTCTAACTGTCACCGAAGATCATTGTATATTTGGTTTATTAAATAAATCAATTATATGTGTAGAACCTATTGAATTAGGTAAAACAGTTAAATCACTTATTTATCAAAAACATCAATTATCTACATCTCTTATATCCAGCAATTATCCTATTGAGTTAGTAAAGTTATTGGGATATTATGTAGGAAATGGATGTATAGATTATAAAAAAGAAAAACCCATTGGTATAATGATTGCAACTGGAAATGATACAGATGAAATACTAAAAAAAATAATAAATCCTCTTATTAACTTGGGATTTATAGATAGAGTTGCAATAAAAAATAATAAAGGTGACATCAGGATATATGGTAAGATTACCTCTTTAATATATAATTTATTTGGACAATCCAAACATGTAATACCTGATTTTATATGGGAAGATACCTGTGAAAATAAAGCAGCATTTATTAGTGGATTTTTTAGTGCAGATGGTACTGTATTATCACGTAATAACAAACCAATTATACGTGCTACTCAAATTAATCAGGAATTCCTAATTAATTTACAGAATCTACTTTTACATGTAGGTATTTCATCTACAGTATTTAGAGATAATACCCCAAATTCTTATAAGGGTAAAACATCAGGTACCATAAATTATATATTATATATTAAAGATACATCTGATTTTACATCTAATGTACAATTTATCCAAGAACGTAAAAATAAAAAGACATTAAATTGTACACTAACTAATCGTAATTATTCATTGGTAACAATAAAATCAATAGAGATGATTGACAATTATAACGATTATGTATATGATATAGAAGTTAAAGATACCCATAGATTTTTTGCTAATTTTATATTAGTACATAATACTGACTCTGTACTCGTAAAACCTATTAACTCTGCAGATGAAGGTTTACAACTTCAGCAGTTCATGAATGATCAGCTTCGGGACATCTTCACTCCTAGTATCAACTCCACCCATATCTTCACTGTAAAATTTGAGAAGTTATATTCCAGAATATTCTTCAAAACAACAGTCAATTCAAAGAAAGCAGCTAAGAAGAGATATGCAGGTCAAGTAGTGTGGGATGAAGGAGTTACATGTAACAAACTATCATTCTCTGGCAACGAGCTAAAAAGAAGTGATCAGGCAATCTTATCCAAGAGAATAGTTAAGTCCTTTTTAGATACACTTCTCATGGAAGGTGATGTAGATAAAGCAGTTAATCTAGTCCGTAAAGCCTATCAGGATGTATCATCAGGTAGTATCTCAGTCCATGACATCTCAATACCTAGAGACATCAAAGCATCTAATCACAATGATCCATGGAGCCGTGGTCTAAAAGTCTTAAACGAAGAGTACCATGAGACAATACCAGCTGGTGTTAAGCCCCGTGTATTATATCTTCTCCATGACAAAACTGTAGTCATACATCCCGAATTAAATCTATCTGGTCTCCAGATTGACTACAAATTAACTGCCAACAAAGTCATTGAAAAGAAAATGAAGTCCTACATAGAATCTTTAGGATACACATGGAATAACATAGTCCATGGACAAAAAAATCTATTCGACTTTTAAATAAAGGAGATAAAATGTTACCTATGGCACCACTATGCCCTTACAGAAACTGGTCAGCGTGTTTACGAGACCTATGTATCGCCTATTACACAACCAAAAAGGTAAACAAAAATGCAGAACCCGACACCATAGTTCACTGCAAGTTTATCGACAAAGGAGTTAAGCCATGACATTTTTTGTTAAAACACTGGCAGAAGCCCACGATTTAGCAGTAAAACGAGTAATTCTTGATGGTATTCACATTACCACCGAGAACAATGAAGAGACTATTGAATTACCTTACAGTTTCCAAGTTATAATTAGCCATCCACTAATATATCCACAAACATCACCCGGATTTACCAAGTATGGCCCAGCATTTCTAACTGCCTACACCAAAAAGGTAATGGACATGACTCCCAATAAAAATGATGGGAGTGATGCCTCATACACCTACGGAAACAGATTACGTGAATATACAACCATTGACCAAATAGAAACAACCATCACCAAACTAAATAAGAGCCCAAGGACAAGACGGGCAATCATGCACACATGGAGAGTAGCACAGGACATATATTCCCCGGAGCCTCCCTGCATGCAGACTGTTCAATTAACCATCCGAGATGGTAAACTAAACATGACAGTTTACTTCAGGAGCAACGACATGTTAATGGCCTACGGAGCCAACCTTTACGCTTTATCCCAGCTCCTTGCAAACATGGCAATTCAGACCAATACACTACCCGGACATCTTGAAACCATCTCATGTTGTCCTCACATCTATATAGAACGTGATAAAGACGAATTAAACGAGATGAGAAGGTATATCAATGTTTAAGGAGACAGTTGATACAAAGTCCTTTCAACAATGGTTATCCAGTATCTTTATCTTTAATAAATACCCAACTTTCAGGCCATCTCCCGAGGGTATTTACTGCCAAGCCGTAGACCCCAGTAACACCAGAGTTATCCATACAACCTTTAAAATCGACAATTTTACAACAGACTGGGAACCTTTCTCTCTTGACATCGAGAGATTAATCAAAGCAAAAACAACATCATCAACCATCGACATATCCACAGCAGACAACGACTACATCTTTAAGATAGGTAGGTTGACCCTAACTATACGAAAGAACTTTGAAGTTAAACCCATCCAAAACATCCCATCGTTTGATTATCAAGTCAAGATAACCAGTATAACACCAAAGGACTTTGTTGAGTTATTAAATACCTTCTCAATCATCAAAACAGATTCTGACAAAGCCATACGATTTGCCTACGAAGATAAAGTCTTTACTGCAATAGCCATCCCAGATAAAACCATCAAATATGAGTTACCTACATCCTGTGAGATAACAGAGAGATATTCAAGTAAATTTTCTTTTGACTTAACCATGGATTTATCAGGTATAATAAAAGCAGCAGATAACTTAACCATCTACATAGACAATGACAAACCCATTACCTTTACTATGGGTAATTATACATCTATAATGGTAACACCCAGAATATCTGAGGACTGATGATTTATCATGGCATTAAAAAAGATAACAGAAGAAGATAGATGCTACATTATCTACGAAGGTAATAAAATATGGCGTATTCACTTAACCTACAAAGGAGTTCTAAATTCTTTTACAGAATTACATAACTACAAAGTTAAGATTTCAAAGACCGTATTAGATGAAATAACCAAGCAATTAAACAACAACATACCTAGCTTTGAGATTAGAAATGATTTATTGAAAAAATCAGTTAAATTAAATGAAGAAATAAAAGAACCCATGAACGTAAACAGTAAAGACAACTTCCTATATCATGGGTCTACAAAAAGCAACTATCACTTTGAAGAACATGATTTAATGGGATGATGTTTATGACATTCAAAAACAAATATCTAAAGCATCTATCCTATATCATAACTCATAAATTCTGGGTCTTAATCTACTGTTTTAAACATGGCCTATATCTTCAGGGTATATTGCATGACCTATCCAGATTTACACCCATTGAATTCATGGTATATGCCAAGACAAAGGTTGAACGTAACAGCACTGGTTACTATAATCCCAGCATTTTAAAGTATGCTTGGAATCACCATGCACATCACAACAAACATCATTGGCAATACTGGGTGACAATCGGAGACAACGGAACTCTGGACATCCTTAATATGCCCTTTAAATATGTAGTTGAGATGATTTGTGATTGGTATGGTGCAGGTAGAGCACAACACACCAATCCAACCGGAGACCCACAGGAACTGTTAAATTTCTATATGGAAAATGGTTTTAAATTCATAGTTACCTTTGAGACCAATGAGCTAATTAAGGAAGTAATAGCAAGAGAAATCAAAAGTACAAGAAAAGAAACATTTGGAGACATAGTTTAACATGATTACTTGGAAGGTTTACATTAAGAAGTTAGAGGAAGCCAGAAAGAGAATGGTAGTGGAAAATATGGATGATATGACAATGGGCATCTTTAAAGATGAAATTGAGATAGCACAGAAGGCAATGCGAAACAAAATATCCCCAGAAGACTTCTTACAAATATCTATTAATGAAGCATGTGGCAAAGCAACCAAATTATTGGAATTCAATGATATCTCAGAATACAAACTGTATTTAGTTAACTTCATAATTAAACTGTCAACCAGAAACAAAATTCTGGATAAGAGGTAGGTGGATAAACTTGGTTTTAATTAGGAAATCAATGATAGAAGAATTTCATTTTTGTCCCTACAAATTCAAAAAGAGGTACATAGATGAGAGTATAGTTGACTTACCAAACCAATCCATGTTGATGGGTACTCGTTTTCATGAGGTAGCCGAGAAATTCTTTGACAATCACGAATCAGCCTTATGCTATGACTTCACTAAACATTACAATAACCACGAAGTTAAGATGATAGACTGGTTTATGGACATGGAAATGAAGAGGTTAGCATGGCTTATAGACCAAGATAGACAGGAAGAATGGATGCCGCTTCATCGTGAAGTAACCCTGACCAACGAGGAATTAAATATCACAGGGACAATTGACAGGGTAGACTGGATTGACAAGGAAAGGGGTATCATCAGACTTGTAGAGTATAAGACAAGTAAGAAGGTGGATGATGCTTCATTACGCCGACAACTTGGTTTCTATTCGTACTTATACAACAATACCCTTAACATGGGGAAAGTAGAGAAACTTAGATTAATCAATCCACGCCTTCAAGTTGTGATTGATTACGATGTACCCTCAGTGGAATCAATAATGAAACATGTGGATAATTTAAAAGATTCAATGTTAAATAATAACTTTCCTCCCAAATGCAATCCAATCAAATTATCAACTTGTCGATGTTGTTCCCCTGATGAAGTACTTCCAGATTAACTTAGATAGAAGGATAAACCATGACACTTGAACATTTACTTTTGGAAAAGTTAGATTACATTGAGCATGAACTTCACTTAGTTAAATGTGAATTAGCCGCAGTACGTGGTACATTGGATAATCATCATGACGAAAACAGGACGTAAAATCTTCCTATTAGACTATAACATCTGTTTAAAAAAGAAGTTGGATGAAGGTTTGTCGGTAAAAGAAGCACAGGAGTTTTGTAATGAGCAACGTAGACGAAATATTAAAAGATAGATATTATCAACCCGGAGAATCCTCTTGGAGTGATATAGCCAAGAGAGTAAGTAACTTCATAGGTAACACTGAACTAGAACGTGAAATATTTTACAAGTTAATCAACGATAAAGTCTTCATACCAGCCTCACCTATTTTAATGAATGCAGGAACAGATGTCCCAATGCTATTTGCATGCTTCGGACTAACTCCGAATGATTCCATGGACTCAATCATGAAGACCATGGTTACCTCTGCGAAAATAATGAAGATGGGTGGTGGGATTGGTATTGACTGGTCTAGATTACGACCCGAAGGTGCTCCGGTAGGTTCAACAAATGGAACATCTTCAGGGCCAGTGTCCTTCATGAGTTTATTTAACGAAGTGATTGACGTAGTCAAACAGGCAGGGAAACGAAGAGGAGCAGGTATTAGTCTCTTGAGCATAGACCACCCTGACATCCCATCATTCATCCACTCAAAGCACACTGAAGGCAAATTTCCCAACTTCAACATCAGTGTTAAAATAACTGATGACTTTATGCATCATTTAGATGTCCCAGAAAATAAGCATAGATTGGATGCAATTGCCAAGGCCATGTGGGATAATGGTGAACCCGGCATTCTCTTCATCGACAACTACCTTAATTCCCTACCCATAGTATTATCAGAAAACGAAAATTTGGTCGCGAATCCATGCGGGGAGCAAGGATTGATCTCCAATATCGAAACGGGGGCAGGAGAATGCTGTTGTCTTGGTAGCATGGACATGAGCAAGATGGAATCAGAAGAGATGCTCCGTGATACAGTTAAGTGGTCAGTAACCTTCCTAGATAGGTGCATAGACAAAGCAATTTATCCATCGCCCGAAATTGAGGAGATGCAAAAGTCATCAAGACGCATTGGTCTTGGTGAAATGGGCTGGGCAGACTACCTAATCGGATGTGGCATTAGATATGGTAGTGAACGATGCATCAAAGAAATAACCATAATGAAAAAGATAATCAGGGATGCAGCATTCAAAGCATCAGCCGAATTAGCCAGAGAAGCAGATGATACCTTCCCATGGAACTACAGATTAAAGGAAGAAAGTGACTTTGGCTTCAGACGAAACATGCTTTTATCATCAATTGCTCCTACAGGTAGTATAGCCATCTTTGCAGGGTGCTCATGGGGAATCGAACCCATCACCAAGCTAGTCTATGACAGAAAGAATGCCATAGGTGAAGTAACCAAGAAAGTACATCCACTATTTCTCATAGAACTCCAGAAACTTGATCTGGATAACATAGATGAAGTAATTGACGAAGTTTACATCAAAGGTACGTGTCAACACATAACCAGTTTACCACAGAGTTTCCGTGATATCTTTGTATGTGCCACAGATGTCTTGCCATTCCAACACATTGACGTACAGGCTGCCTTTCAAAGTCTAACAGATACATCTATCAGCAAGACCATAAACTGCCCAGCCTCGACAAGCGTAAGCGACATAGAATCCATGATTCACTATGGATGGTCAAAGGGGCTTAAAGGCTTCACAGTCATCAGGGAAGGAAGCAGGGAGGTAGTCTATACCCATGGTAGTTCTGGCATAGTAAAGAAAAATACAGGCCCCAACTACGTACGACCAATTGAATGCCCAGCCCGAAGGTACATCATGAAGGTAGGCTGTGGAACAATGTCCATAATCGTATCAGGTGACCCCCAAACCATGGAGGCCATAGAAGTTTATCTAATACCCATATCAGGTGGGGGATGTGCAGGGCACTGTGCCGGGGAAGGCATGACAATAAGCAATAGTCTACAATACGGAGTTCCTGCAGAAGTACTAACCAAATCATTACGTAAGGTAGTTTGCAAGGCTTGCATAGGAAAGGATGGATTAGATGCCAAGTCATGTCCAGATGCCATCGCATTAGCCCTAGACAAATTTACTAATGGTAAGGGAAAATTATATACTGATCCATTACCTGTTCCATCAGTCAGTGACATATGCCCTAAATGCGGAACTATCCTGACAGTAATTGAGGGATGCATCAGTTGTACAGCATGTAACGGATATTCAAGGTGTAGTTAATGAATGAAATAACAGAAGAAATTAATAAAGCAATGGTTAAATTTAGTAATTTAACATTTCCCGAGATTCTTGGGATGCTCTTTGAAATGTATGATGAGGATTTATTTGGTATGACCAACCTGGAATTTGTGGGTGCATTAGATGGTTTTCAGCAAATTTACTAAGAGACCAATAACCATAGATGCCGAAAGAATTTCAGAGACCATTGAAATCAAAACCCGAGAGGGAAGTCTATTAGGATATAGGGGTGACTGGCTAATCAAAGGCATAGAGGGCGAGTTGTACCCATGTGGTGACGCTATATTCCGAAAGACCTACGAACCATCGGGTGATGGTAAATGCAGATATTGTATGCATCAAAAAAGCCAACTATGTAATGACTTTGAAACATGTATCTTTGAATGGAAAGAGGAATAACTATGAAGTTAAATGGAACTATTGAAATATCAAATTTTAATCAGGTAGCAATTGAACATACCCTGTGGAACAAAAACCCATATGGATGGTGGACACCCGAAGATAATACTGGTAAATATGCCCACAACATCCCCCACAACAAGATGGTAAACAAAATCAAACAGTATCAGGGCAGTCGTAAGTACAAAGTCTGGATATCAGGTTATACCATCAACATTACCAGAAAACCACGTAAAGCAACAGTGATAAGAAATAAACCAGTCCTAGTACCAAGACGAGTTTTCAAGCGTCTTATGTACGTCATTGGTAATCTGTGGGTAGGTAAAAAATGATTGATGTAAAACCTTTTTGTGACTATGCAATCAGACTCTTTGGGGCTAACAATCAGATTGACAAGTCTATTGAGGAACTATCCGAGTTAATTCAGGCCTTAATTCATCGTAAACATAAACGTCCTGAAGAATATGACAGGGTAGCCGAAGAAATTGCAGATGTAATGCTGATGTTAGAGCAGCTTAAGATAGTCTATGGAATCCCACAGAGTACTTTGGATAGGATAATCTCTGACAAAATACAGCGTGTTTACCACAGGTATAGTACGGGAGCAACTGAAACATGGACAACAGAATCGACAAGGAACTTTGGTTCCTCAAGTTAGCCAAGGTCATAGCCGAGCGTAGTACCTGTCTTCGCCGACATTACGGAAGCATCATAGTCAACGACTACGATGAGATTATCTCCACAGGTTATAACGGAGCACCACGAGGTCAGCACCACTGCGAGAAATGTTATCGCATAGAACATAAAATTCCTGCAGGTAGTCATTATGAAAAATGCTTTAGTATTCATGCAGAATGTAATGCAATAATACAGGCAGGCAAAGACGCCCGAGGCTGTACCATCTACATAAACGGATACAATGTCATTAGCAACAACGATGACAAAATATCCTATTTACCGTGTTTGATGTGTAGCAGAATCATAGTTAACTCGGGATTAGATAGAATAATTGTTCCTGATGAATCAGGTGAATCTTACATCATGATAGAACCTACTTTAGCCTATTTATCAGCAAATTTAAAGGAGGGCATGTAATGTTTTTCAAAAATAAAAAGAATAAAGACATTAATAAACTTAAAGACAGAATTCAGAATTTAGAGTTGGTAATCTCGGAATTTATTGATTCCAAGTCTCCACAGAACATCCCTAAATACTATTTTAGATATCCTATTAATCCCATTAAAGTAGAGCATGTATGTGACGAGGAACTCCAGGTAATGTCAGTAGTTAAATACTTGGTCACAGTTGTAGTTCCAATGTCTGAACCATCCACCAAACAAGTATTTAGGATGACACGTAAGGAACTAGATGACTTCATGGTTGCCTTACCTTCGATCGGTGGTGCTTATATCACAGACTTAAGAGGTGAAGATTTATAATGAACATGGATGCTACAATCTCAATTTTAATTAAAGACCACGTTTATACAGCCATAATCAATGACTTTTATGATATCAAAATGAGGAATATAGATGGTAATTCCGATTACTTTCAATGTGGAATATTTGATGAACATACAATCCCTACAGATCATATTATCCTTGACTATATTCACGCTATCAAAGGTACTCATTTTTACTCTGAGTGGATGGAGAAGTGGACGACTGTAGCCTTTCAGGTGATGAGTCGTGATCATAACTGTTGATACCAGAGAACCACCTGAAAACTATGAGTTTCTGGTAAACACTTTTCGCACTACCCAATTTAAAAAGGCTGCTTTACCTGAAGGCGATTACTCAACAGAAAAAGTCCTTGTTGAACGTAAGACTCTCTCTGACTTATATGGCAGTATAATGGGTAGCAAAGATAAATCAGGCAGACTACAACATCAAGTCTCCAGATTAACTACTCACACAGATCAAATAGTATTAATTATGATTATAGGCAATATGTTTGATTATATCCGTAAGATGGATAAGCTCGGCATAAACGTAAACCCTGACATTATATACGCTACAATCTCTTCTATAATCTGCCGGGAACATATCCATTTCTTATGGTACGAACATGAATCAGATGCCTTAATCAACATGGTTAGATTCATGATGAAAGTCGAAGATGACAAGCATCATGTGCCTTCAAGACGAGAACCTGATCATCTTGCTGCGCGTCTGTTAAACATCTCATTACCCCAATGGCTGGCCCTAAAGTCCAAATACGGGACTATTTACGGAGTGATGCAAGCCTCTGATACCCAAATAATGGAAGTCAAAGGTATTGGGAAGATTAAAGCCGGAAAGATTAAGGAGATATTAAAATCGGGGTGGTGACAATGTGGACATATATACCGACATAATGGATGAACTAAATAGTAGAAATACCTATAAATCAGATGTATATGCTCCCTTTTACATTTGCAGTTATATGTCCCATATGTTCAACATCTTCAACCAACATCATCAGATATACTGGGAATCCAAACGACTTCCCAATCTTCGTCTTCATCTTCTCTTTGTAGCTCCTCGGGGATACATGAAAACTTACTACCTCTCAACCATGGGTGGTAATGACCACAGTATCTTTCCTACTGACACACCATTTCCAATGGGTTACGAGCAGTCAATGACTGAATCAGGTTTAATAGGCACTATCAACTCACATGATGGCGAAGCAGTTACCACAGCAGGTGCAGCAAGTGAATACCGAAATGGCTTCATGCTAATCGATGAATTCAGCAGCATAACCGAGTCAATGTCCCAAGCCTATAACAAAACCTTGGAATCCCACATGTTAACCCTCTTGGATTCAGGTCACGTTAACAAGAGATTAGGCCCCGGTGTCCTTAGATACGACAGCCAGATGACTTTATGGGCTGGTGTCCAACCCGCCAAGTACGACTTATCATCAGGTTTAGGTCGCAGAATCTGTTATTTAGTTTTCATGCCAACACGCCACGACAATGATAACCTCATGGAAGTTATGAATTCAACCCGAAACATAAAACCATCAGCCGATGAGTCATATAAACGACACGAAAAAGTTAAGAATTTACAAGCTGGCTTCCACTGCATCAAAGACATAGAATTCGGAGATTCAGTCTACAAAACCTACAAAGATCTCAAACTCTTTTCGTTTGAAACATCTCTCTTCGACAGATTACTAATTGGATGGCATATAGCCCGTCAGGGTGTAGAAGGTCACATGACTATTGATGTAGACAAAGATGCCTATAAACTCTTAAAGCAACAGAAAGAATGGCGCGATAACATAGCAAGGGGTGCAGATCATTCCCAGATGTCTCACATAATCAAGACATGTAGCAATGAGAAGGAGATAACAGAAGGCATGATAAAAGCCAATAAATCCTGTATCATAAACGAATGCCTTATGATTGGATGGTCATCAATCCAAGTATCATCAGTTCTAAATGACATGGCAACAGTAGGGTTACTACGAATAAAAGGAGGTGAAGTATGGTTAAACGTATAATCTCAGTCAACTTAGATGAGGAATTAATTGAGAAGATTAAAGACACAGGGATGAGACCCACTGAAGTAGTCACATGGGCATTAACTCTCTACCTAAACGATGTAGGTGACGATGTACTCCATAACATCAGGGTTAAACGAATGAAAGCCGAATTACTCTACTTAACTAACTCAATAAACCTCTGGGATAAACAATTAGAAGATGGCAAGGAACGAATTATATATTTAACCGAACGAATAACCAAGATACATGAAGAACATCAAATTGAATTGGACAAGAAAGCAGGAAATGAGGCTGTACGTAAGCTAAATGACCTAATTAAATCCTATGAATACGATATAAGCAAAATATTAGCTGATTCAGAAACTACAACTTATATAGCAGCAATTAAACGATTTAATCCTTTATTCAAGATTACCAGTCACATAAACCGATTGAAAAAGTTAATTAACTATAAATAATAATATTATTGTGGCCCACTATTAGGAGGGAATTTCATATTTCCCTTTGAGTACCTAATAAGGATATGGTTCGAGTTCCGTGTCTTTATCTTATAAACTATCATTTTGAACTGCAGTTGAAACTGTAAAGTCAATTATTTTGTCAGAATAGTCTTGTTTTATAACTTCCAATGATGAGCAGCCTACATCCTCGCAGGTATCTATATCGTTCTGTGAGAAATCAGAGCCATTGGGATGGTTATGGACAAAATGTAAGCCTTTTAAAATTATCTTGTCATAGTTGTCAATGCCTATGAAATTAGCATCGCCGTTTTTAATCCACTTAACCTCGCCATTGTCATCGTAGGCAAAGCCAACTTCAGTCGGTGAATTTCTGGCATACTCATAATAATAGTGTAAAAGAGTGGGTAAACTTCCTGAAAACAACAGCAGGGTAGTAATAAGAATTACTCCCTTTGTTGCCTTCCTAATTTGTGGGCCACCTCTATAGTTAGCTGTCATGCTTTATAACCTTTATTTTCTTTATCAATTAGGTCATAATAAACAGCCAAAGTGACTCGTTTACTGGTAATGACTTAACCATTCCTGATTTGTCAGTTATTCTGAAGACCATTGGATACATACCCGGAGTGTCTGTGATGTCGATTGGTTCATCATCTGGGTCAGGTTCTGCATCAGGATCAATTCCCCAGTCATAAGTTATTTGACCAGTTATGTCCTCGTCAATTGTACATTCTCCGTTTGTGACTAATGAGCCGATTGTAACAGTGACTGTGGTATCTTTAAGGTCTACTGGGGTGTTATCAGCATTCTGAATAACATAGGTTAAAGGACTTGTATCTCCGGTCTTAATTCTGATTGTTGACATGGTTAAGTTTATCTAATTAACTTTAACCCAGTCAGAGCCTGTTGCTCCACGAGCAATATAAACATCTGCTGGAGTTGCTGATGAGTTAATGTAGATGGCACCTATGAATGCAGGTACTCCACTTGGGACTCCTGAACCAGATGTTGCTGCAACTACACCTGCATGGGTGTGACTCGTGATTGAACCAGTGAGAACTGCTTCAACTTCGCCTTTGGTTATGTCAGAGTTCTTCTGGGCATTGCTGGGTGCATGTGCAACCTGTGAGTGATCATAGGCTGTTTTGCCTCTGTCTCCCCTATATGCAGTTGAGGATGTCTCACCAAGTTGTAAACCACCATATGCACCGTCTCCCACGTATGTGAGTGACGCGAATGCATGGACACCATCACCTACTTTCATTTTGCCTGTGTCGGTTTCAAGAAGTAAGTAGTCGCTTGTATATACCTTGGTATCTGCTGTGAGACCTGTAGCAGTGTTTTTGAGGAGTTTAATCCTTCTAAAAAGTCTTTCTGTCATTGGACATTACATCCCGGTGGATTCTTTAAGATGTGGAAACCACTTCCACCTTAATTAATAGCTTTATAATTACCAGTATAAAGATTAAAGGGATGAGGGGAAAGAGATCTCATCCCAGAGGTTACCAATGGATCTAAAGTTTCGTATACAGGATATAGTGTCTGTTGCCACGAAAACAGACAATAAAAGAGTTAGATTCAAAAGTATTTAATTATTTTTACTTCTTTGGCTTTGGTACATTTTTCTTTGCTGTTGGTGTAACTCTGCCTTTAATAGAAGGATTTGGTACATTACCCTTGCCTTTACATGCCATTTAACTCACCCCCAATATCTCATTACATTCTGCCTGTGTGAGTTTCCCTGATAACACCAATGCATTAAGAGTTTCCTCTGTGCATTTACCCTGCTGATATCTAATCAAATAGAATCTTTTCATAACTTCGCTCATAATCCACCTTCTACAATGGCTGCTATCATATCTTCAAGTGCTGTTACCCGTTCATTCGAATCGGGTGTTGCATCTGCAACTTCGATTCCATGTTTCGCTTTTGCATAAGATATAATCTCCGATTCGTTTGAAGATAGATACTCTTCAATAGATGCCCTGTCGATAAACGGTCTTGGCAATGACCACCACAAAACTTCTTCACTATACTGATAGTAAGTTTGTGATGAGTTACTCATTTCATCAGTGCGTTCAATCGTTGTGATATCCCAATGGCATAGTAGTCTGGCACTGCCATTTTCAACGATATCAATCTCAATGCTTTTTGGCTCAATGTGACTTTCAGACATCATAATCACCCCAAAAACTCGAGGCGAGCACCGAGCTCCACAGAGGTCACACCGACGGTGTTACTCGAACCCATAACCGTGACCCCCACCCGACCGCCATAATACCAACCGCCGCCCGAAAGCAGGACACCTGTTTGGTTCAGAACATGTGAAAAAAATCCGTCACACATATATGTGGATGCACTACCAGATGCCGCAATTGGGATAAATAATCCCGCCATTAAACTTTCATATAAAATTGCATTGGAATAAGTCCCACTGATTCCTGTAACAGGGGCAGCCGTAGACAAAAGTGATCCCGATGATTGAGTTTCAGCAGGGGTACCACTTCCATCTGGATTCAATATTCTATAATGCTGATTATCAAGTGTTGTGTTATATCCAATGATACAATGCCATAAATTACCCCATGGATTTTCTAATCCTCTCCAAACTACGGGGGTATTATCATTTGTCCCCGTTCCCTGTCCGGTTCCATTTGGAGCGATATTAATATTTGCCGAATCTGCTCCTGTGGCTTTTACAGCGCTATTCCCTGTATTTGAAACTCCTGCACCAATCCCGTTTGTTTGAGACTGTGAATCGAAATGAGCATATTCTATATAGTAGAGAAGTAACCTTGCACTTAACGCCCAAATATCTTCTATTCCCCAACCCGTACCAATATTGTTTCCACGAGTTTCAAACGTGCTCATGGTTTGAGAAACTAATGCAGTTTGTCCGGTTTTTGAACCTAGCTTCGAGCTGCCAGCATCATAGGCTTCATACGCTCCAAGATATGCTTGAGCCAGGGGAGATGCTGAATGTCCACGTTGATAGAACCACGGATGAATTGCAAACCCAGTATATGCTGTGGGGGATATCCAATATCTATACCTATTAGTTCCTGGATTATCTGTTTTCCAATAAAATCGGGGATATCTGACCATCACATAATCACTTGACAATGTTAATCCGTCACCTCTGGCATTAGTTCCAAATGTGGCTGTTCCCGCTGCATTAAGGGTGCACCGTTTGATGTTGCCCCATATTGTATGTTGGTCAAACAGGGGAACATAACCTGCAGGTAAATAATTTCCGTTCACATCAATTCTTTTCATTTTTGGATTAGATGAATTAAAATTCATTTCTACGCCCAAAATAGAATTGGCGTTAAAATATGTTTCTAATTGATCTAATCCTGGCATATTAATAGCGTTTTGATGTACCATTTAAATCACGTCCGGATATCCAATTGAACTTCTCACTGTAAAACCTACATCAGCGGTAGTGCAAATTAGATCAAGACAGTCATACTGCCCAACTGCTGCAATATAGCCACCAGTCCCGACAGTTGATGTCAGAGACCCGAATCGGATATATTGGTTTGCATTTTGGGCAATTTTCCACAACCCTGCCCCTTTGCCTACAATTGCAATGACCTTTCCTACAGCACAGGTGCTTGGTAATGTCCCTGTGACTAATGCCGCATTGTTGGCGATGTAACCCGTATCCGCCGCAAGGGTGACAGTAGTTCCAGTTACTTCAGTCCAGGTAATGCCACTACCACCAGTTCCGAATCTTGAATCATCACCTGCTGCAACGGTTCCGGTTGTTGTTCCAACATTTAGAACAGCAGCACCACCAAGACCAAGTAATGTCTTAATCTGTGAAACAGATAGGGCAGTTATC